CCGCCTTGAGGTAGTTTTCCTTCTCAAGAGCTGCCATCCAGCTTTCCTTGCTGATGCTTTCAGTCATGCGGATAACCACCTTGATTTTGATGTTCGGTAACCACCTTTTTAGGTATTCGGTACAAGGTAGGTGTTATCTGCATTTATAGGGGTTTGTTCTCCCCTTGTTCTCCCCAAAATCCCTTTCAAAACTCGTTTTCTCCCCTGAATCGAGCAAAAGAGGGGATTCATTCGAACTCCTTTTATATCAAGGTTTTTGGGCGTTTGACACCCGAAAAGCCTTGATATTGCTAACTTTTTCGAAGTCCTTCATTGTCCGCTAAGTTCCACTATTTCCTCTAAAGTTCCAAAGCCTGACTATGACTCGAAATGCTGTAGACCGAAAGGTCTCTAGGGTTCGAATCCCTAACTCTCCGCCATAAAAGGTAGGTAATTTTGATAGAAATTGCCTACCTTTTCATTTTGCCCGAAAGCCCTTGATTTCAGGGCTTTTTCGGTATCCGGCCATAAAAAAGCAGCCGCTACGGAGCCATTTCCGCAGCGGCATTTTTGCTTTTTCGAGTGTTCCCGGCACCCCTCTCCCGGACAAATCGTTCTCACAGAGGGGTATTGTTCAATTTGAGGGGTATCGTTCTCACAGAGGGTAATCGTTCAATTTGGGGTCACATACCTACTTCGCTGAATACCGCACTCAGATCACTAACCGTTCTCTGCCACTGCGAACTAAGGATTTCGTAGTAGTTTTTATCCCTTTTGAGGTAATTAGTTGCATTGAGTGTCGAATCATGTCGACTCTCAAATGTATAGCTCGTAATGCCAGCCTCAATGATTATATTGAACAGTTTGCTCAGCACCTTATCGCACGTATCCTTATTATCAAACACCTGCGGTGAGAGGAAGTATTGCATATGTCCGAGTTCTCGAAAACTCTCATAAAGCGTATCTGCGATACTTTCAGACGATGCAGAGCTAAACAAAGGTGTTAAATCCTGATCTGTAATATTTCCTTGCCTGTATCGAGCAGCAAAAGAGGCAAAAGCAACACAAATGGTACGTGCATTATGAGCAAAGGATATCCTTACACTTGCATTAGGAGCTGTAGCATTCTCTCGGTCGAATGCCCGCTGGAAGGATGTACGGAAATAGTGATCATAATAAAGGAGCTCCTTACAGAGTCGGGCTATCTGTGACTGATTTCCGTTGAAAACAGGGTCATAGTATTTTGGCTGATACAAGGCGGATGGTTTATTCCGGCTTGTTCCCGGAACTTGAAATACAGCAGCCAAGCACAGTTTTCCGATCTCTACAAGGTCAGAGTTCAAATGTGGGTCTCTAAATTGAGACGGAACAACCTCACCCCGTTTTGTCTGATAAAAAACTCCTACCTCGCGCATCGCCTGAGCGAAACGGACCTGCTCTGGCGAATTTGCCTTCAAGTCAACAGGTTTTATGGCTTTTTGTGAGTTTGTCGCTTTTGCAATAGAAAGGCTGAAACTGCTCTTTTCATCTTCAGTGTCACCAACGATCCTGATGATTTTGCAGGGCAGATACAGATCGTGGTCACTGTTAATGCTTGGACTCTTATGCAGCATATAAGTCGTTTGCCCACCATTGACAATAGAGAAGTTTCGCAAACGAACTTCTTTTCCGTCGATATCAAAATCGTCGCAAATAATTGTTATGCCGTTATTCTTTAGCCAGAACGAATCAGGGTCATTGTTAATTGTGTCAGCTATGGCCTTATCAATGTCACGCCCAGCTATATGGTAGCGTAGGTTACGAGACAGGAGATTGGTATTATGCTGTGCGTAGAGCTGTTTAATTGAATAGGCAGACACATTCACAATGGCAGCGCCGTCACCATAAAGCAGGTAGTTGTCTGCCTCATCAATACGGATTTTTCCCGTTTCCACTGTGGGCCGTCTGGATTCCGATTCCTTAATTTCATCCTCGATATCGCTGGCGAAGAGAATAGATACTTCTATATTTGTTACTCCGGTAAACTGCTCCCGGAATTTCTTTTCTATTCTATCACGGCGGATGCCTGATTGCGGCGCACTCGTATAGAAAACGAAATGGATCTTTGATTCTTCTCCGACTTCGGAGTTGAGAGTTAAAAAGCGCCGTTGCACAGTTGCATTGACCTGCTCAAACTGGCCCCTAACCATATCCTTATAAAACAGGGCCATTTTCAGCATAGCGTTAAGGACGTCTTCATAAGCGATTGTCTCATAATACTTGGACTGGCCAATTATCAAATCCGCACCCTCGGTATTCGGGTCACTCAGTAAGACATCAACACCGCCGTCATATTGTCCATCTACAATGATATCCTCGAAATCTCGTTCATTAAGGACGAGCGCAGGATTTTTGTAGAAATTGGCTTTTACGCAGAGCGCAGAAAACACGTATTCATCACGTTTGCTTCGGAGAGATGGATATGTATCTTTTAACGCCTTGACTTTTTCTTTGATGAAATCGTGTGATGACACTGACGAAGGCATATCAGGTTTCCTCCTTATCTCTATTTCTGTTCAGGTATCAAGCGACAGCATACCTGCCACGCGTAAACTCTTCAGCCCCAACAGCTACTATTCTCGGATCAGCAGTCCCTTCATCAAACGCTATGAGAACATAGGCGGTGCCAAAGCCCACAACGCAACCAATCCGATTTCTTTCACAATCACGAACAAGCGTTCCAAAGAGTAGCCCGTGTGGAAAATTCGGCTCGTGCGTCGGTTGATCAACGGATTGCTCTATGTACCTCTTCCATTCAGGCGCATCCATCAGATCGCGCCCTTTGAGGCAGAGATCAAGGAGCGCAACCAGTTTGTCGGGATTTGCTTCTCCGGATTCAAACATCATCTTGAAATAACGTTGAAACTGTGCCAAAGAAATAGGAACTATATTCAATCGCTGGCGCTGGTCCCCTTGGGCATACCAGACACCGTGCCTGAATGTTTCAGCCGTGTTCGTGTCGATTCTTACGGCGATAAACATACCATAGACTGGCTTCGGATAGTTGAGAACTGCATCGGATACGTGCCTTCTAACTGGCTCTCCTTCCATTGCCTCCTGACGTGAGGAAGTAGACATGGTCACTTCTGTCAATATTGTGTAATTCTCAAATTCACAGTACAGATCCCCTTTTCCGCCTCCCGCTGTCGAAACAGGCATAAAGTCGGAGTCGAGGCGAAAACCACGTACCTCGTATGGCTTGTTTGCTAAATGATCAATAGCCAAAGCCGCTCGCCACAGCGTCCATTCGAGGTAAGCAGCCGCTTCCTCCCTTGGAACTTCAATGACGTTATCCTCATCGTATTCAATTTTGCCTCCGCCACGGATGAGTAGTGTCATGTAATCGGAGATTTCTTGCCATTTTTCCCGCTGCTCTGCCGCATAGCTTATCTCATTTGTCTGAGAAAGAATATTCTCCAAACGCTGACGAGCGATGTTGATCTCCGCTGCATTTGTCAATGGAAGATCGGAAATGTCAAAGACTATGTGCCGCTCACGAAGCTGCTGCATAAGATCCTGCAGTATTGCCATTGCAATTTCTGTGTTATCAGATGGGAGCGGTGCACCATTACAGAGCATCGTAAACGTATCGAGTAATGATGCCGTACTTGGTGTGGTTTTTGCCAGCTGCTCTGCCAGAAGGTGCTTCGCAGGAACGATCATTAACCCGCGTCCTTTCCTTTGAAGGACACCCGTGATGCGAAGATATCTCATGTTCATATCCGAGTAATCGAGGAAATTCGACGCCTTTTTGTCGTAGTGTTCCCCACGCCTTGCAATCTCTTGCCTATCGAAGGGACGCTTTGCTGGCGCTGCTTGGCGTCGTGTGCGTAGATCAAGAATCTGATCAACAACGTAATTTACATCGTATGTCGGATTAGTGGTATGGCCCCAAAGGGCGAATTCTATCCTTGAAAGCTCAGATGTACCTGTTCGCCGCTCTAACTCAAGCATAATCGCGAGAATCCATCGAAGCGGAGAATAATACCCATTACCGTCGGGCATTTTATACTGTTCAACACTGGAGGCCCTAAGAAAGCACTCTTGCACCGCAGGGAAAGTATCCGCCTGCAAGAACACCCGCCCGAAAGGAGTTAAATCGTCGAGCCTACCAAGCGCCTCTTGCTCAAAACCATCACTCCTCGTTATTTGAGGATAAATGAAGCCGTGCCTTGCAAACATCAGTCGCCATTTTCGCGCATGGCTTCCGCTTGCATCCTTGCCTTCTGTGTTTTGGATAATGCCCTTCTGATCGAGGTAGTTCATGAATCCCACCTCATTCTCGCGCCCATGCAGATTACCTACATAGGGAGATTGAGCAAACACCTGTAACCCGTCCTGAATGCGGTCAGGACTACGAAGACCTGTATTGCCAACAAGCCATATGGAAATATTCTCATCCATCTTTTTCCCTCCCGCTTAATATGCAATAAACAAGTATTCTTGGACCCGATTCTTATTTGTTTTTACATCCTTCTGATTGCCAAAGGAGTATGTGTAATCAATTGGGACGACATCAACGTGGGTTTTGTGCTTTTTCAGTATGTCAACCATTTCTTCCTTTGTAGGCAAACAATTTGATGAATATGAAACGATAAGAATGCTGTGTGAGAATTTACTGAAAAGCTGATCAAAGGCATCATATGCCCCAGCTCGCGTAGAGAAAGGGGTCGGATATGACTTGAATTTCTTGGTTTGCGTATGCTGTTGTATTTCAACGCCCTGCCAGTCACGCGCCAGTCCTTCAACAAAATGATACCGACGTACATACTCGTTATCAGAGCGGGTCGAATAATACGGCGGGTCGATATAAACAAGGTCTGGTGTACCAACGTCGGCTGACATTGCATCGCAGTTTAGTGCAAGATTCTTTTTCCCGTTGTCATACACAGCAGCATTTACCGTGACAACTGCTTCCATAAACTGCTCGGCAAGGGTCATTTGCAAATCTCTACGCCCATCGTCATAACGATGGCCAACATACGTAAAGATTCCACGTGGCCTTTTCTTCAAACAAGCACGTATAAGAGCGCTCATAGCAATCGCTTTTTTATACGGGTCCGTTATGTGCTTGATATTTGCTCTGATGTGATCAATCAGGTCATTCTCTTCATCGCTGAAATACAGGCCCTTGAACGTTTCAGCTACAAAATGGTCACTATCATCCGCTGGCTGAAGAAGCAAGGCCGCTTCCTCTTCAGGAAGAATAACCGTATTATTCTCAATCATTGCCTTAGCAAAGACTGATGACATTGCCATGTGATCGTTGCTGATAACGGCTTTCCCTTGCACCTTGTACATATAGCCTACGACTCCAGAGCCTGAGAAGAGATCAACTGCTGTTTCAAAATGGAATTTGGCTGATACTTTCCAGATTTCCTCTAACAGCTTGCTCTTTGAGCCCATAAAACGGGTAGTAGGGTATTTTCTTATTTGCTCTGAGAGGAATGCATCTGCTTCTGGGAAAGCGGTAACAATTACATCCTCACCGCTTCTGCTTTTTCCGTTACACGAAATGTGCCGCTTAGTCTGAATAACATCAATAGGGTATGCAGAATAGAGCTCATAAACGAGTGGATGATTGGAATTCGTCAAAAGAACATAGCAACCTCGGCTCACAAGGTCGTGAACGACGCCTGCCAATGTAACGTGATCTTCTTTATCGAATTGCTTTTTTGTGTATCGCTTAAAATCAGCGTACTCAGAAACCGGAATGTACGGAGGGTCGAGAAAAACGAAATCCCCAGCTTTAGCATATTTTTGCAGTACCTCAATGTAATCTCCGCATATTATAGTTGCTTCCCGCAATACCTCAGATGCAGCACGAAGTGTAGTAGCATCACAAATATTCGGTTTTTTGTACTTGCCATACGGAACATTGAACTGCCCATATTTATTTACCCGATACAGCCCATTAAAACAAGTTTTATTCAGATAGATAAACCGGGCGGCGGCTTCAACTCCGGACAGACTCTCCCAATCGAGGTTTCTCATTTTGTAAAAGAATTCCTCAGAATTCTCGTAGGTTGAGAGGAGGCCGATCACATCTTCGACGTGTTCTGCTACCTGTTTATAGGCGTTAATAAGCTCTGGATTGCTATCAGCAATAATTGCCTTTTCGGGGCAAAGAGCAAAGTAAAGAGCTCCACCACCAAAAAACGGCTCTATATACGTTCCTGCATATGTGGGAATACGCGGAATAAGCTCATTTAAGAGTTGAGTCTTGCCACCAGCCCATTTTACTATCGGTTTGAGCTTTATGGGCGTGGCTGAGGAAGAGATACTATTCGCAGCAGCAGAATCCTCAGAATACTCCATTATATCCTCAATTCCACACCCTAACCCAACACAGATCTTTTCAAGTATTTCCGTATTCACGTTTTCATTTTTGGCCAGTTTTGCAACAGAGGCGTGACTAATGCCTGAAATCTCGCAAAGCTCCTTCTTTTTCATGCCCCGCTGTTTCAATAACGTCCAGAGCCTATCATATTTAATGGCCATTTGCAGCCCTCCGTTCTTGTCGGTGCCTTTCTTTGATATTATACGACAAGAGCCTGTTAAAATCAACCCAAATTCAGCGATCGCTGAATTTTACGATTCAAGACAACAACACATAATTCCGGTCTTTTTTGCATAATCAATCGTGTTCTTCGTCCCGCTGGGCTCCCCATTGAACACAGCGATCACCCGGCTGGCGTGGTCCACCATCCACTCGTTCCGGCGCTGATAGGCTCCTGCATTGTATCCGGGGCTGACGTACTTCACGAGATCCGCCTGCTCCATCAGCTCCTGATATGCCCGTTTCCAATCAGCAGACCAGCGATCCTCAAAACCCCGGAACGGGACGACAGCGATCAGGTGGAGGGCTGGATTGTGTTTCCGCAGCCGCACGACAATCTGGCCTGCCCAAATATCCACACCGTAAGCCATGCCCGTAATAAAGGTCGTGTACCCATCTGTAATGGCCTGCTGGATAGCTCTCTCCAGATCGGCTTTTATCTCCTTCTCAGAGCGCCGGAGCTTCTGTGGCCTGTGGCCCGTAAAGCAGCAACGGTGCATTCTCTTTTCACTCTCTGTCATACAAACACCCCCGGTCCATTATACTTGGATACCGGGTATCTATCAAGTTGTAGATAGCTTCGATACATCTTTGCCATATTAACACCACTCATTCTGCGGGTAGAATATACGCAGGATGGGAGGTGCTGCTATGGACGTCAACGAAAGAATCCGTGTGCTTATGAACGAGCGCGGGTGGACGCCGTATCGTCTCGCCAAGGAGAGCGGTCTGTCTGATGGTACGGTAGGTAACATTTTCAGGCGTAACACCGTCCCTTCAATGGCAACGCTGGAGGCGATCTGCCGTGGGCTCAAGATCACCCTATCGCAGTTTTTTGCGGAGGGCGATATGGTTGAGCTGACGCCGGAGTTAAAGGCTCTCTTCGACGATTGGGTCAACCTGACCGCGGAGCAGAAGGACGCGGTGTGTCACATGATAAAGACCATGCGCCACGGATAAAACGCAGCAACAGAAGCCCTGTAGCCGGGGCTTCTATTTTTTTGCCTTTATACACTCATTTGAGAGAATTGACTCGCTCATTGTGTGGGCTTTTCGAGTATAATCTTCTTCGTGCCGACTCCATGCAGCCGTAGGCATTGCCTGCAATTCGGGCTGCGGAAGGAGGTGAACGATATGAAGATCACAACGAAAAAACCACTTCGGCCCCGTGGCCGGAATTCTGAGAAACGGCAAGAGACCAAGGACAGCATTGCAGAGGTATATGCGCATGGCCCCGCCAAACCTGTTCAGATCATTCCGGCCACCAAGGAGACCGAGGAAGGAGCAACGAAGAAGAAACTGCGTGTTTGTGCTTACTGCCGGGTCAGCACCGAGGAGGATAATCAGGCCAGCAGCTATGAGCTGCAGGTCCAGAACTACACAAAGATGATCAAGGAAAACGACGCGTGGGAGTTTGCGGGTATTTTTGCCGATGAAGGCATTTCTGGGACCTCTATGCAGCACCGTGAGCAATTCCTCGCCATGATCGAGCTGTGCAAGGCAGGCCAGATCGACCTGATTATCACAAAGCAGATCAGCCGCTTTGCCCGAAATGTGCTGGATTCCCTGAACACCATCTTCATGCTCCGCAAGCTCGATCCCCCGGTCGGCGTATTCTTTGAGACTGAGCACCTGAATACGCTGGACCGAAGCAGCGACATGGTCGTGACCGTGTTGAGCCTTGTTGCCCAAAGCGAATCCGAGCAGAAGTCGTATAGCTTAAAGTGGTCATTCAAACGCCGGAGAGCGCAGGGGCTGGGTATCTACCCAAATTGGGCGCTCCTCGGATATAAGGGCCACGAATGGGAGATCGTCGAGGAAGAAGCTGATGTGGTACGCACCATTTATAATCTGTACCTCAATGGCTACTCGTCCGTGGCAATCGCGGAGTTGCTTACCAAAAGCGGCATCCCCACGGTCAAGGGTCTGACTATATGGAGCTCCGGCGCGGTGCTCGGCATCCTGAAAAATGAAAAATACTGCGGTGATGCCCTGTGCCAGAAAACAGTTACTTTGGACCCTTTGACCCATCAATGCGTAAAGAACAACGGCATCGAGCCGCAATACTTCATCGAGGATCATCACAAGCCGATCATCGAAAAAGCCGACTGGAAACTGGTCCAGCAGATCATCAAGGAAAAACGCTACCGTAAGCGGAAGGGCCAGCGCAACAGAAAGCCTGAGTTTATCGTAAAGGGACCCCTTGCCGGATTCTTTATCATTGACCCGACGTGGGATAAACAGGACGTGGAGGATATCATTGCACGGTCCTCCAACACAACACAGCCGCTCTCTCCCGACAACATCGAGGAGGACGGCGATTTTTATATTGAAAAGGAGTAATTCACCATGTTGGAAAAATTCACTGTTATTGACCTCATCAAGACCCGCTCTGCTTCTGTTGTCACCTTCACGGGCAACATCGTCAAGTTCACATCCAGACCGCGCAGGAGCTGGGGTACCCTCCCTTCGTGCAGCTCCTCATTGATCAGAAGGGCAAGCAGTTTGCTGTTCGCGTCTGCAAGGAGGATGCGCCCAACGCAGTCTCGTTCTCCAAGCCGATGGGAGACCAGAAGTACCAGATCAAGATCAACAACATCGCCGTTGTGGATCTCGTAAGGAAAACGATGGGCTGGAACGTCGAGGATAACTGGAATGTCCCCGGCGTTTATTTTGCCGACGAGCAGGCAATCATCTACAGCCTTGAGACTGCCTATGCTCCGAAGGCGAAAGGTGGCTGGACCGCGAAGCACGAGAAGGAAGCTGCCGCTGCTGCCGCCGAAGCCGCCATCGAGGAGGCTATGGCGAAGTAAGGAACAATTGAACGGTGCCGGGGATGGAGATTTCCTTCCCCGGCATTTCTTATTGCCTGCGTTCTACAAACCAGCGTCCGATGTTGTTCCCGGTCAGGCTGGCGCTTCGCTCGAAGAACAGGTAGCTCTGCTTCCCGTCGATCATCACGGTATAGCGGTCACCTTGGCCCCCGGCCCTCATAGCCGCAGCCTGCCGGATATCGGTTACCCGGTCGATTTCATATTTTGTGCCGTCCTCCCACACGATGATGCGCGGGAGCATCGTGCCGTCCTCGCGGAATTCCACATCAACTGGCACATACACTTTCAAGTTGTTTGAGACCATCCTTTATCACCAGCTCCCCATATAGGTCAGCAACCATGTCGAATTCTGTCGAATCGTCCTCCGGCGCATCATTGCAGAGCATATGCCGGATACGTTCACTGTCCGGTCTGCAGCACAGGAAGTATCGGCCATCTGCCGCCAGCTCGGACATGAAATAAAGGTTTTCGCCGTTTCTGTCGCAGTAACACAGGTAAACGGCACGACTCAGGTGGTCGTGCTCAGGCTCCGGCATACCAATGCGTATCACCAACACCGAGCAGTCATCCCGGTAATAAACCCTGTGTGTTTCTTCAAAACTATATCGGATACTCTCTTCACCTGCTCTGGCGTAGAAGTCGCGCATGACAGGATTGGCGTCACCGATTATCTTCGAGAGTAGCATCGGCCCGGAAGTGTAAAGCTCCTGCGGCAGCAGATACTGCTCCACCTCATATCGCGGCTCTCTCTGTATTTTCATGAAGATGCAACCTCCTTATGGCATAGGCTTCGATCTCGTCCCAATCCTCATCGGTCATGAAAAACTCATAGAGCGGGATATCGAGCTTGAAACAAATACGTTCAATAGAATCAAGGGAAAGCTGGCCGTTCCGCGATTCTGCATTTTTCAGCGTGGAATACGAAATGTCGCAGATCTTGGAAAGTTGGTAGAGGGAAATATTCCGCTCTCTGGTCAGCTCCTTCAGTCGTGCAATGGTGTCCATCGTATAACCCCCTTTGCCTGTGTTGACGGGGACTATCCCCGCTGTACACCCCCATTCTAAACTCTTTGCAGTCCCAAAAACTGGACTTTTAAAGCACTCGGCCTACAACTTGGAAAACTGCGCTGGGCCGGACGACCCTCGGATCATACTTCGGATTGTACGATTCCATCACGGGCTGCGGGTGTACCGTGCCGTAGCTATCGGTAAACTCCTCGGCAACGTCAGCATCCGGCTCCTGCTCGTTATAGACCTTGAGGTAGCCTTCGTTATCATAAATGAAAACGCCGACCTGCCCGATGCCGACCTGCTCACACTCCTGCACCCATACGATCTGCCCGTCGTGATACACAGGCTCCATCGAGTCACCGGATACCCGGATGCCGAAATCAGCGCCTTCGGGGACCTTGTCCTCCGGGAAGCTGACCATCTCGAAGTTGCCCTCATCCAGAAATGCACCAGTACCAGCGGATACCGTCAGATTGCTGACGGGCATATCGATATAGCGGATGACACGGCTGATCTTGGGCGCGGGTCTGTATTTCCCGCTGGCAATCAGGTCTGCTTTATACTCCTCAACCTTACGGAGACCATCGTCGTTGAGCGCCGGAGCATAGCTGTCCATAAAAAAGGAAATGCGGTCCTCAAAGCCGAGGGCATTGAACAGGGCAACAAGCTGATATGCACTCGGTACCGTTTCACCCGTTTCCCATTTGCTGGCCGCGCTGCGCGAGACCTTTACGCCAAGGCCCTCAAGGGTAGCGCTAATATCGGCAAGCGTCATGCCACGTTTCTTCCGAGCTTCGGAGATCCGTGCGCCGATGACATTGTTTTCTTTTTCTTCTGCTGCGTTATAGTCCTGTGCCTGTGCAACACTGATCGGGATGACCTTCGCTTTCATAGCGCACCGTCCTTTCTGGTTATGGCCAAATTATATAAAGGGAAAACACTAATGTCAAGTATAAATTCTCGTAATACTCTACAAATGCGACCTTGAATTATCGTTTTAAGAGAACTATGATAAGTGCCACAGGAAGCCGTAGGGGGTGAAGCCGTATGCAGCAACGAGCGATCCTGCACAGTGATATGAACAGCTTTTACGCCAGTGTCGAGATGATGCTGGACCCCTCCCTGCGTGGGAAAGCCGTGGCCGTGTGCGGCTCTGTTGAGGACAGGCATGGTATCGTCCTCGCCAAATCCGATCTGGCCAAACGCGCTGGAGTGAAAACAGGCATGGTCTGCTGGGAGGCCCGTCAGAGATGCCCCAATCTGGTGGTCGTTCCTCCGCAGTACGACGAGTACATCAAATACTCACGCTTGGCCCACGAGATTTACTATCGCTACACGGATATGGTGGAGCCTTTCGGCATGGACGAGTGCTGGCTTGATGTTACAGCCAGCCGCTACCAATGCGGCACCGGGATGGAGATCGCAGAACAGATCCGAGCTGCCGCTCGCGAGGAGCTGGGTCTGACGGTCAGCGTCGGTGTGTCCTTCAACAAAATCTTCGCCAAGCTGGGCTCCGACCTCAAGAAGCCCGATGCCGTTACGGAGATCACGCCGGAGAACTTCCGGGACAAGGTGTGGCCACTGGATGCATCGGAGATGATCTATGTGGGCCGCGCCACCGAAGCGAAGCTCGCCAAATACGGCATCCACACCATTGGGCAGGTAGCCGCCACACCCCCGGAGCTCTTACGGTCGTGGTTTGGAGTGAACGGACTGGCGCTATGGCGCTATGCCAACGGCACCGACCAGTCACGGGTGATGCACAAGAATTTCGTATCCCCCGTGAAGAGCGTCGGCCACGGCATCACCTGCACAGCGGATTTGGAAAATGAAGAGGAGGTGTTTAAGGTGATGCTGGAACTGTCGCAGGATATCGGCCATCGGCTCCGCGTCCACGGCCTGACTGCACGAGGTGTTCAGCTCTGGATCAGGGCAAATGACCTGTCCGGGATGCAGTGCCAGTGCAAGCTGCCGTTCCGCACACAGCTCCCCAGCGAATTGACTGCTGCCGGATTCAAGCTCTTTCAGGAGCGGTATCATTGGACACAGAAGGTCCGCGCCGTCTGCATCCGGGCCATCGATTTGGTCCCGAAAAGCGAGGAGGAGCAGTTGTCGATTTTTGTCGATAACGAGAAGCGCGACCGCCGTGAGCGGCTGGAGGATACCATTGAAAGCCTCCGCAGCCGTTTCGGAAAAAGCTCCATCACATACGCTTGCCTGCTCGGTGATCTGAAGATGCCCGGAGATGGCCGCGACAAAGTAAAAATGCCGGGATTAATGTACTCATAACGGCATTGCCATAACCTTTTCTAAAAATCCCCTTGACAATCATTTGCGCGTAGTGTATATTGTAAGCATACTTGCTTACAAGCTAAAATGCTGCGGTGGGTACGGAGCCGTGTTCACATCAAATGTTGTGTAAGGAGAGCGCCCCCACACCACGCGTCTGGAGTCAGCAGACGACGGGGGCAATTATTTAATTAGAAAAGGTGAACGAAATGGCACAGTATAAGAATTTTGGAGAGTTCTTGCAGAAGAAACGGGAGGCAAAGCAGATCACCCTGCGGAAGATGGCCGAGATGCTGGACATCACCGCACCGTATCTGAGCGACATCGAGAAGGATCGCCGCAACCCCCCCGATATGGATAAGCTGGAACAGATCTCCACGATCCTGCTCCTGAGCGATGAAGACAGGACCCTCATGTTTGACCTTGCAGGAAAGAAGCGCAACTCTGTCGCGCCGGACCTGCCGGAGTATATCATGGGCCGGGAGTATGTTGCTACCGCCCTGCGTACTGCCAGAGACTTGGACGCTGATGAGGCCGACTGGCTTAAGTTCGTTGAGGAGCTTCGAAATCGGAAGGGGTAATTCTCGCCTATGTATTTTCCTACGTTCAGAAAAAAGAAGAACGGTGTGCCTGTACTGAGCAAAGGAGATATCGAAGTCATCGCACACAACTTCGTGCGTGACTTCCAGCCGGAGGCACTGACGGTGCCGCAGGAGCTGAAGATGGAGGAATTCATCGAATGCTACTTGGGGATGACGCCGGACTATCAGTACCTCTCCCACAATGGGGTCTACTTGGGAATGACCGTGTTCAATGACACCAACTGCGTCCCGGTTTTCTGCCCGGAGACGAATCGGGCAGAGTATATCCATGCTGATGCCCGGACAGTCATCATTGATCGGCGGCTCATTGAGGACCCGAAGCAGGAGCATCGGTATCGATTTACTCTCGGTCACGAAGGTGGACATGACATCTTTCATACGGCGTTCTTTGCCTATGACCCGAATCAGACCTGTATGTTCACAGATGCACATCCGCCCATGATCCAGTGCCGCATCGACGCTGGCAAATCGAGCAAGACCGATCCTCGCTACTGGACCGATGCAGAGCGCATGGAGTGGCAGTCCAACTACTTCTCCTCCGCATTCATGATGCCCAGCGACACAGTTAAGATCGTACATTCCCGGAACGCAGCGAAGGACCCTGTCTATCAGAACTTCCAGACGATCACGGACATGGCCACCACCTTCAACGTGTCCCCGGAAGCGGCGCTCTATCGTCTCCGTGAGCTCAAGCTCATCCCTAAAAACGACCCCACAGACTACCTCAACAATCTGGCCTACTACGATTTCATCGATTTCGTATGTTGAGCCCCATCAGCGGGTCTCACCACCCGCTGGTTTTTTTACCCAAAGTGTAAGCAATTTAGCTTACAAGATTACATCATATTGCCGGAGGACAAAAATGGCAAAAGATCTCAAGCACCACCTGATCTGTCCCTATTGTCACAGAGGAGAAGTCCTCTCTGACGGGAAGGCACCGATCACCGTATCAGCGCGATGCCCCATCTGCAAAGGATTCTTCCTCTGCAACATGGCGACCCTTAAAACTGAAAAGTCGAAAGCACAGCGGCGATGAACGCCGCAGGCAGTAAGAGCTTTGCTGACTGACCGCCGGGGCTGAACGCCACCATTAAGGCCGGAGCAATGCGGGTACAACCATACCCGTTTTGTTCCGGCCTTTTTCATTTGCACTCACAGCGGCTGATCCCCGCTTGAGAAATAAAAAAATCGTGAGCCTGTGTGCGCACATGGGCAAAGGATACCATACCCGCTCCTCTCCCTCGGAAAAAGGAGCTGTTGGTACCCTCGACCTTGTGCGCCCATTTTCAGGCTGTATGAGGTCCGTGGGATTACCAGCACTGGGCCTTGTCGTTTCCTTTGCCCACCGCAGCAGGCGGAAAGGACAAGGAAATGCAATTCACTTACAAGAGCGCAACCGGGAACATCACCATCGATGTTGAGGAGGAATGGGTCGCCATCCTTCAGGACTGTGACCGGGAGGAGTACAACAACGACCACGCTGAGACCCGCCGCCACTACCACTTTGAAGCCTGTGAATATGAGGGGCAGGACTATGCCGACGATGACGACGCGATTGAGCGTTTGCTCGAAACCGAAGCCGCCAAACGTACTGTGCTGCCCTTGCTGGACAAGCTCACCCCGGCACAGCGGGATGTGATCGACGCCCTTTTTTATAAAGGAATGACGGTCACAGAATACGCAGCCTGCAAGGGATTCGCAAAGGCGTCAGTGATTAACGCAAGAGATGCCGCTTTGAAAAAAATGAGAAAGTTTTTGAAAACCACCTAACTTTTGCCCTCTCCCGTGGCCGTATGTTGAAGGGCAACACGATACTGGCCCTTCGGAAAGGATGAAACCTGTGAACAGAGGTCTCAAGATCAGCGTTACCAAAGCCCCGAGGACCGATGGACTGCTGGCCTGCCGAAAGGTCACTCTCCGGGAGAAGCTGTTGCTCCGGCTCTTCGGTCCCCCTCGGAGACTGATGGTGCTTGTCCCCGGCGACAGCGTGGACACCATCTCCATCACCGAGGTGGCAGGAGGAGGTGGCGGCGATGAGTAGGATCAAGCTCCTGCTGGATGTGGTCGAGGATATGCGGTCCCTCGCGGACAGCATTCAGGCGGTCGCAGAGGCAATGGCCTTGAACGAGCCAGAGCCGGAAGCTGTACCTGCTGCTGAGAAACCTGCTCCCCCCAAGCCGACGATCCCGTTGGAAACGCTCCGGGCGCGGCTGGGTGAAATCAGCCGAGCGGGATTCACCGCAGAGGTCCACGACCTGATCCAAAAGCACGGTGCCACCCACTTGAGCAAGGTGGACCCGCAGGACTACGACGCACTGCTCAAAGAAGCGGAGGCGCTGCTCCATGCCACCTAATCAGCACGCGCTCCTCTCGGCCAGCTCCGCACACCGCTGGATGGGCTGTACCCCTTCCGCACGGTTGGAGCAGGAGTTTGCCGATCAGGAGTCAGAAGCAGCCGCCGAAGGAAGTGCAGCCCATGCGCTGGCCGAGCACAAGCTCCGCAAGGCTCTGAAGCTCCGCTCCCGGAAGCCCGTCAGCAAGTACGACAGCGACGAGATGGACGATTACACCACCGGGTATGTGGAGTTCGTCATGGAGGCGCTGGCCGAAGCGAAGCTCAACTGCCCTGACCCGCAGGTCCTGATCGAGCAGAAGTTGGACTTCTCCTGCTACGTGCCGGACGGCTTCGGCACTGGTGACTGCCTGATCGTAGCCAGTCCCCGGCTCCACGTCATCGACTTCAAGTACGGTCTCGGCGTTCTCGTCGACGCCTACCAAAATCCGCAGATGATGCTGTACGCGCTTGGTGCTCTCCGCATCTTTGACTGCCTGTACGACATCACCGAGGTGGCGATGACGATCTACCAGCCCCGCCGCGAGAACGTGTCCACTTGGACCATCTCTGTGGACGAGCTCCGGGAGTGGGCAGAGACCACGCTGAAGCCCAAGGCCGATCTCGCCTTTAAGGGCGAGGGCGAATACACCCCCGGCTCATGGTGCCAGTTCTGTCGAGCGGCGGTCAAGTGCCGTGCCAGAGCAGAGGCCAAACTGGAGCTGGCACGGTTTGAATTTGCCCAGCCCCCGCTCCTCACGGATGAGGAGATCGAGGAGATTCTCGGCAAGCTGGACGACCTGACCAAGTGGGCCAACGAGATCGTGGCCTATGCACAGGACGCTGCCATCAACCACGGCAAGGAATGGTCCGGCTTCAAGCTGGTGGAGTCCCGCACCAACCGCAAGTACACCGACGAGGATGCAGTCGCCCATGCTGCCGCCGCTGCCGGGTATCACGACATCTACCGCAAATCCTTGATCCCCATCACCGAGATGGAGAAGCTCATGGGCAAGCAGACCTTCAAGGAGGTCCTCGGCGGCTTGGTCATCAAGCCTGCTGGCAGGCCGACGCTCGTTCCGGCATCCGATAAGCGTCCGGCGATCACGACCGTGGGTGCCAACCACGACTTTAACGAAATTACGGAGGAAATGTAATTATGGCTAACAAGACTAACAACACCAAAGTGGTCACCGGGATCGTCCGGCTGTCCTATGAGCACGTGTGGGAGCCTGCTTCCATCAACGGCTCCAATCCCAAGTACAGCGTTTCGCTGATCATCCCCAAGGATGACGTCAAGACCATCGCCGCTATCAATCAGGCGGTTGAGAACGCCATCAAAGACGGCGCTGCCAAGTTCGGCGGCAAAATCCCGCCCAAGGGCGCTCTCAAGCTCCCGCTCCGCGATGGCGATACCGAGCGCGACGATGAGGCGTATCGTAACGCCTACTTTGTGAACGCCAACAGTACCACGGCTCCGCAGATCGTGGATCGCGCCGTCCAGCCCATTCTCGACCGCAACGAGGTCTACTCCGGCTGCTATGCCCGTGTGTCCATCAACTTCTACGCCTTCAACTCCAACGGCAACAAGGGCGTGGCCTGCGGTCTCGGTAACATCCAGAAGGTGCGCGACGGTGAGCCCCTTGGTGGCAAGACCTCCGCCGCGGATGACTTCTCCACCGATCTGGACGACGACTTCCTGTCCTGAGAAAGGTAAGGTGACCAACATGACTATCACGACTCTTCAGACGATCCTCCTCACGGCCCTCATCTTCATCTGGCTCTGCTTCAGCGTAGTGTTCCTGATCACGTCCATCCAGAGCGCCATCTACGACCGCAAGCGCGAGAAGCGGGAGCGGGAGCAGGCGGCGCGGGATCTGGAATACCACCAGAAGCGCATGAAGGACTACAACTAAGCGACCGGGAACGGCGGCAGGGCTCTCCGCTTTGCCGCCGCCCTCCCACAAGGGATGGTGACCATGAAAACTCTATCAATCGATATCGAAACCTACTCCGCCACCAACCTTGCCAAAGCCGGGGTCTACAGGTACAGCGAGGACTCAGATTTTGAAATCCTCCTGTTCGGCTATTCGGTGGATGGAGGTCCCGTGCAGGTCGTGGACCTTGCTGCCGGGGAGCAGCTTCCTGACGAAGTGCTGTCGGCACTGACGGACCCAGCCGTGCTCAAGACGGCCTTCAATGCTCAGTTCGAGCGCGTGTGTCTCTCTCGGTACTTGGGGTATCCGACAGGTACTTATCTGGACCCTTCCTCGTGGCACTGCACGATGGTATGGGCAGCGACCCTTGGCCTGCCGCTTTCGCTGGAAGGTGTCGGCGCAGTGCTGGGGCTGGAGAAGCAGAAGCTCAAAGAGGGCAAGGACTTGATCCGCTATTTCTGTACCCCCGCCAAAACACGGGATGGCGACACGTTTCGACATTATCCGACAGACGCCCCGGAGAAGTGGGCGCTCTTTAAAGCATATAACCTCCGTGACGTGGAGACGGAGATGGCCATCCAAGACCGTCTCGCCAAGTTCCCCGTGACTGATTCCGAGTGGCGCAACTATGTGCTGGACCAGCAGATCAACGACCGGGGCATCTGTCTGGACCTCGCGCTGGTGCAGCAGGCCATCGCCTGCGATGAGCAGTTCAAGCAGACTCATATGGAAATGGCGAAAGCCGTCACCGGGCTGGACAACCCCAACTCCCCGGCGCAGCTCAAAGCATGGCTTGCAGAACAGGGCGTGGAGGTGGAATCCCTCTCGAAAGCATCTGTGTTGGACCTGCTGGAATCCGCCAGCGGCGAGGTGGAGCTTGCCCTGTCACTGAGACAAGAGCTGGCCAAGTCGAGCGTGAAGAAATACACGGCTATGCAGACCGTAGTCGGTGCTGACAGCCGCGCCAGAGGGCTGATCCAATTTTACGGTGCAAACCGCACCGGGCGCTACGCCGGACGCTTGATCCAAGTTCAGAATTTGCCCCAAAACCACCTGCCCGATCTGGATACAGCGCGGTCTCTCGTCAAGGACGGTCAGTTTGCCGCGCTGGAGATGCTGTATGACTCCGTGCCGCTGGTCCTTTCAGAGCTGATTCGCACAGCCTTCGTACCGAAACCGAGCTGCAGATTCTTTGTGGCGGACTTCGCGGCAATCGAGGCGAGGGTCATCGCTTGGATCGCTGGAGAGCAGTGGCGACAGGAGGTCTTTGCCAACGGCGGTGACATTTACTGCGCATCGGCCAGCGCCATGTTCCATGTTCCCGTGGAGAAGCACGGCCAGAACGCCCACCTCCGGCAGCGCGGCAAGATCGCGGAGCTGGCCCTCGGCTATGGCGGGGCGGTCGGTGCTCTGAAAGCGATGGGCGCTCTCAACTACGGCGTGGCCGAGCAGGAGCTGCAGCCGCTGGTGGATGCTTGGCGTCAGGCCAATCCCATGATCGTCCGGCTGTGGTGGGATGTGGACGCTGCTGCCAAAACCTGTGTGGCCGAGAAAACCGTGACGAGCTGTCACGGGATCACCTTTGAATACAGGAGCGGCATGATGTTTGTAACGCTCCCGTCTGGCCGGAAGCTGGCCTATGTTAAGCCCAAGCTCGGTGAAAACCGATTCGGCGGAGAGGCAGTTACCTACGAGGGCGTCGGCACACAAAAGAAATGGCTCCGGCTTGAGACCTACGGCCCGAAGCTGGTCGAGAACATCGTTCAGGCGACAGCGCGGGATATTCTCGCAGAGGCCATGCTGCGGCTGGACGCCAAAGGCTACCACATTGTGATGCACGTTCATGACGAAGCCGTGATCGAGGCCCCCGCCGAGACGGATTTGACGGACATCTGCGTGACGATGGGAAAACAGCCCCGCTGGGCGGACGGCCTGCTGCTCCGGGCAGACGGCTATGTCTGTGATTTCTACAAGAAAGACTGAGGTATGGATATGAGACCCAATTTATACAACGCAGAGGGCTATGTAGACCCGACCGCCTATGAAGCCCTGATGAATATTGAACGCGAGGCGCAGAAAACCTGCACATTCCGGCCCGTGGTCTACATCTGCTCTCCGCTGTCCGGGGACACCGTGGCCAATCAGGAAGCGGCCCGTCGTTACTGCCGCTACGCCGTGGACGCCGGGTATGTTCCCATCGCCCCGCACCTGTTTTTCCCGCAGTTCATGGATGATGCCGACGAGCACGAGCGCAACCTCGCCCTGTTCATGGACATCGTCCTGCTCACGAAGTGCGCCGAGTTGTGGGTATTCGGAGATCGCATCTCCAAAGGCATGAGCATCGAAATTGAGAAGGCCAAGCGCAAGGCGAAGCCGATCCGCTACTTTACTACGGCCTGCAAGGAGGTATCCCGATGAGCCAGACATTCACTCTTTATCACTCTGACAGCATTGGCAGGGCTTCCAACTGCTCCTACCCCCACGCCGTGGAGGTCACGGACGCCGACACCCTTGCCGCCGCCGTGATGTACGACTACGTGGCCGTGGAGTACAAAAACGACTACCGCAATAATATCAACTTCATCAAAACTACCTGCCTTGTGCTTGACTGCGACAACGATCACAGCGAGGACCCGGCTGAATGGATCACGCCGGAACAGCTCCACGAGGCGCTACCGGATGTGGCCTTTGCCGTCCACTACAGCCGCAACCACAACAAGATGAAAAACGGCAAGACAGCACGGCCCAAGTTCCACTGCTTCTTTCCGATCCCGGAGCTGACGGACTCCGCTGCCTACAGCGCATTGAAGCGTCAGGTGCAGGCGATCTTCACCTTCTTCGACCCCAACGCGCTGGACGCGGCCAGATTCTTCTTCGGTACCACCAAGCCGGAAGTGGCCTTTTTTGATGGAGATCTCACCATCACGGACTATCTGGCAGACTACGCCTTTGAGTCGATGGAGATGGCGGATTCTACGGTGATCCCGGAAGGAAGCCGCAATTCGACCCTGTCCCACTTCGCTGGCCGGGTGCTCAAGCGCTACGGCAACACCGACGAAGCCTACGACGCATTCCAGAAGGAAGCGGCAAAATGCGATCCTCCTCTGGAGGAGCACGAGCTGAAAACCATCTGGCGCAGCGCCTTACAGTTCTATCGCAAGGTCCAGCAGCAGGATGGCTATGTCGCGCCGGAGCATTACAACACGGAGTTCCAGTATCGCCCGGACGATTTCACCGATGTCGGGCAGGCGCAGGTGCTCTCTCGTGTGTCTGTGTCGGAGCTCAGATACTCTCCGGCCACGGACTATATCGTCTTCAACGGCACGATATGGGAGGAGTCCAAGCACGGCGCACAGGCGGTGGCGCAGAAGCTGACTACGCACCAGTTGGAGGAGGCCACTGCTGCCGCCGAAAAAGCATGGAAAACCCTCGCCAGTAACGGTGCTGCAGATGTGCTGTCCTCGGCATCCTCCAAGAAAAAGGCCGAAGCCAAATTCTCGAAGGAGCAGGCCGTGGCGTACACGCAGTTCAGCAAGGCAAGCGAGTATAAAGCATTCGCCCTCGACCGCCGCAGTTCCAAGAACATCACGAACACGCTCAAGGAGGCCCGTCCCATGCTGGCGATCACGCCGAGGGAGCTGGACTCGGACCCCTATCTGCTTTGCACCCCCGCTGGCACCTATGATCTCCGCAAAGGCATGGCGGGACTGATGCCCCATCGCCCGGAGGACTACATGACCAAGGTCACCGCCGTCTCGCCCAGCGATAAGGGCGCGGACCTGTGGGCCAAGCAGCTCAATCTGCTGTTTTGCGGAGACAAGGACCTGATTGAATACGCCCAGCTCATTGCCGGGACCGCCTGCGTCGGCAAGATGATGATCGAGCAGATGATCATCGCCTACGGCTGCGGTGCCAACGGCAAATCCACCTTCTGGAACACGCTGGCCCGTGTGCTCGGCACCTATAGCGGCAATATGAGCTCCGACGCCCTGACCACGGGTACCAAGCGGAATGTAAAGCCGGAAATGGCAGAGCTTAAGGGTAAGCGGCTGGTCATCGCTGCAGAGCTGGAAGAAGGCACCCGCATGAACACTTCGACGGTAAAGCAGCTCTCCTCCACAGACGAGGTGTATGCCGAAAAGAAGTACAAGGACCCCTTCAGCTTCATTCCCAGCCATATGCTCGTCCTCTACACCAACCACCTCCCGAAGGTCGGGGCCATCGACGCAGGCACATGGCGTCGACTGATCGTCATGCCGTTCAACGCCCGGATTGTGGGCAAGAGCGACATCAAGAACTACGCCGACTACCTCTTCCAGAATGCAGGCGAGGCTGTCCTCGCGTGGATCATCGAAGGGGCGAAGCGTGTGATCGACCTCGACTTTAAGTTCCCGCTCCCCGCTGTTGTGGAGCAGGCCACCGCCAAGTACCGTGAGGAGAACAACTGGCTCGATCACTTCCTGACAGAATGCTGCGAGGTCGATCCTTCCTATTCTGCCCGGTCGGGAGAGGTGTATCAGGCGTACCGATCCTACTGCAATGAAACGGGCGACTATTTCCGCAGCACGGCTGAATTCTATACCGCACTGGAGACCGAGGGCTTCACTCGCCGTCGTACCCGCTCCGGCAACCTGATCAATGGCTTCCGGCTCAAAACCCGCGAGTTTTCAACGGTTTCCGGCTTTGACGATTTTCTGAAATGAGGGTGGTGTGGAGGTCGTGAAGGTTATATACAAGAGTCCTCTTTAGGAACACCAAAAACAAAACCTATAAGAAAAAATATGGGGATAACCTTCACGACCTCCACCACTCAGGCAGAAAGGCTTTTATGGAGGAATTATGGCAGCAGAAAAAACAATCGAACAAAAGCTGGTCCGGGCTGTAAAGCTGATGGGTGGTCTGGCTCCGAAGTTTGTCAGCCCCGGACTCGATGGCGTTCCCGATAGAATCGTCCTGCTTCCCGGATCAAAGCTGGCCTTCGTCGAACTTAAGGCTGATGGAAAGAAGCTCCGTCCACTGCAGGTAAGGCGCAAAAGGCAGTTAGAAGCACTTGGCTTTTCGGTGTACTGCATGAGCAGCACCGAGCAGATCGGAGGTGTCCTCAATGAAATACAGTCCTCATGACTACCAAACTTACGCCACCAATTTCATCCTGACGCACCCGGTTTCCGCTGTACTGCTGGATATGGGGCTTGGCAAGAGCGTCATCACACTGACCGCCATCTTCGACCTGTGTCTCGACAGCTTCCTGATCCGCAAGGTGCTGATTATAGCCCCGCTCCGTGTGGCGCGGGACACGTGGCCAGCGGAGATCCGCAAATGGGACCATCTCCGGGGTCTAACCTTCTCGGTGGCGGTCGGGACTGAGCTGGAGCGGAAAGCTGCTCTGACGCAGGACGCTTCGGTGTACATCATCAACCGGGAAAACGTGCAGTGGCTGATCGAGCAGAGCAATCTGCCCTTTGACTACGACATGGTGGTCATCGACGAGCTGTCCAGCTTCAAGAGCTATCAGGCAAAACGCTTCCGCGCTCTGCTGCAAGTGCGACCCAGCGTCCGGCGCATCGTCGGATTGACAGGGACCCCAAGCAGCAACGGTCTGATGGACCTGTGGGCTGAATATCGGCTCCTTGACCTCGGCAAGCGGCTGGGTCGCTTCATTACCCATTACAGAAATCGCTACTTTGCCCCTGACAAGCGCAACGGCACCATCGTCTACTCGTACAAGCCCCTCCCCGGCGCGGAGGAACAGATCTACGACGCCATCTCGGATATCACGATCAGCATGAAGGCGGTAGATCACCTGCAGATGCCGGAGCTGGTGATGAACGAGGTCCGGGTATCGCTCTCAGATGAGGAATGGGAAACTTACAGCACCCTGAAGAAGGAGCTGGTCGTCTCCCTCGGCGGTGAGGAGATCGACGCCGTCAATGCGGCTTCTCTGGCCAACAAACTCTGCCAGATGGCCAACGGCGCCGTTTACAACGAGGACAAGAAAGTGATCCCGCTACATGATCGGAAGCTGGACGCTCTGGAGGACCTGATTGAAGCCGCCAACGGGAAACCCGTCCTTGTGGCCTACTGGTTCAAGCACGATCTCGACCGAATCACCGAGCGGCTGCATAAGCTCCACATCCCCTTCGCCCGTGCAGACAAATCCGACAGCATTGAGCGGTGGAATCGTGGAGAGCTTCCCGTGATGCTGATCCACCCGGCTTCTGCCGGACATGGCCTGAATCTGCAAAGCGGCGGCTGTACCCTCGTGTGGTACGGCCTGACATGGTCGCTGGAGCTGTATCAGCAGACCAACGCCCGTCTATGGCGGCAGGGCCAGCAGCACACGGTGGTCATTCACCACATTATCGCGGAAGGCACGATTGATGAGAGAATCATGTCGGCCCTCCGCCAGAAAGACAAAACACAGACCGCTCTCATGGATGCGGTCAAGGCAATGCTGGAGGTGTGAGCATGGACCCCTATCATGAATTGGCAAACGCCATCATTATGCAGGCGGTGAAGGACTACCGCATGGCGCTCAAACGCTACTTCCTGCGTCCCCAGCGAAAAGAGTACCAACAGGACGTGGCGGAGCTGGAACGTTTCTTCACTTCCGAGTGGTTTGAAGCCTTAAGTGAGCTGGACGGCCCGTCCCTGATGAAGCGGGTCCGCAGCATGGTCAGAATGGAGGTATCGGCATGACCGCACAGGAATATTTCAATCAAGCTTACCGTCTGGATCAGCGTATCAACAGCAAGATCGAACAGCTCCGCACCCTGAACGAGCTGGCTCTGAAAGCTACCGCAACATACACCGGAATGCCCCACAGCCCCAACAAGGGGTCGCAGACGATGGCGAATACTGTGGATCGCATCATCGACCTGCAGAATGAGATCAACCGGGACATTGACGAGCTGGTTGATCTGAAGGCTGAGATCCGGGAGGTCATCGACACCGTACCGGATACCGATCTACGGCTCATTCTGGAAGAGCGCTACCTCAATTGGAAGTCATGGGAGCAGATCGCCGTGTCCCTCGGCTACAATCTCCGCTATGTCCACAAGCTCCACAGGCTGGCGCTGGAAGCAACAAAAATCCCGGACTCCTGAAATTGGACACTAAATGGCACTATTTGTGCCAGTTGTAATGTGGTAGTATTAAACTGCGAAAAGAATATGGAACAGCCTTCACGGGAGAAATCCTGTGAGGGCTTTTCTTATGCCAGAAACGGAGGTGCCGGATGAGCTACCGAAAAATCACCTACCTTGAGCAGTGCTGGTACATCCTCCGCTTCTGGCTCGGTGAGAAGATCAGGAAGGACGACCCCCATGCCAAGAAAACCGAAGCGTCCGTGCGCCCACCCCGGATGCCCAAATCTGACAGATAAACTGTACTGCCCGGAGCACGAGAAAGCTGCACGGCAGCAGTACGACAAATACGAGCGCAGCCCTGCCGTCAACAAAACCTACGGCAGAGCATGGAAGCGCATCCGCGACCGCTACGCTGCGGAGCACCCCTTGTGTGAGAAGTGTCTGGAGGAAGGCCGCGTGACCTTGATGGAAGAGGTCCATCATATCCTCCCTGTATCCCGTGGCGGCACACACGACCGCGCCAACCTCATGTCCCTTTGCCGTTCCTGCCACAACAAAATCCATCTGGAGATGGGAGATCGGCACACGCACGGCTGACCCGGAGGGGCGGTCAAAATCTCTACGGCCCCGGTCACCGGGCAACGGCGCGGGGTCATTTGCGCAAAAATTCGTATTCAAACGGGGTATTAACCCCTCGGAGGTGAAGGAATGGCCAAAGACGGCACTATGCGCGGCGGAGCTCGACCCGGCAGCGGTCCGAAACGCAAAGCCCTGACGGACAAAATTGCCAACGGCACGGCTGACGGCACGACGGTGCTGCAGGTGTCCGCCGAGCTGGAGGGCAACGATATGCCCCCGGTCAAAGATTTTATGAAAGCCGCTCAAAAAGGCGGCGAGGACTTCTGCGCCGAAGAAGTCTATGTGGACACTTGGAATTGGCTCAAGAGCTGCGGCTGCGCCCATCTGGTGAACCCCCAGCTCATCCAGCAGTACGCCATGAGCGTGGCCCGATGGATCAGCGTCGAGCTGTTCATATCCGAGACGGGCTATCTGGCACGGCACCCCACCACGGGCAACGCCATCGCTTCGCCCTATGTTTCTATGAGCCGCGACTACATGAAGCAGGTCAATCAATGCTGGTATCAGATTTACCAGATCGTCCGGGAAAACTGCAGCGCGGCATACAGGGCAAGCCCACAGGATGACCTGATGGAGCGGCTGCTGACCGCTCGTAAAGGAAAAGCATAAATCGGAGGTAGCTATGTACGAAAAAGTAAACCCGGCCCACCCGGATAAGGTGGCCGACCGAATTGCGGGAGCCCTTGTCGATCTGGCCTACAAGCAGCAGAAGGACCCGCGCATTGCTGTGGAGGTACTGATCGGGCATCACGTTTGCCACATCATCGCGGAGACCTCTGTCCATTTTTCGGCGGTGGACATTGAAGAGATCGTCCACCGCATCGCCGGAAACCTTGCTCTCAACTATACGGAGGTCGCGCAGGACGCCCACCTCTCGGACAATCAGCGCGACGGCTTCCGCTGCGGTGACAATGGGATCTTCAAAGGCGTCCCTGTGACGGATGAGCAGTTCCAGCTCTCGGAGATTGCCAGAGATCTGTACGAAGAGTACGGCTGCGATGGCAAATACATTCTGGACGGCACGAAGCAGATCATCTGCCAGAGCAATGCCAAGGCAGATGAAATCCGCATCGACTTTCCCCATGCCATCATCAACCCGCTCGGAGATTGGACAGGCGGCACTGATGTGGACTCCGGCGCTACCAACCGCAAGCTCGGCTCCGATATGGCCGACAGCGTGACGGGTGGTGGTCTGCATGGTAAGGACCTCTCCAAAGCAGACGTCAGCGTGAACATCTACGCATGGTTGGAGGCCCAGCGCACTGGCCGGACCGTGGAGCTGTGCTGCGCCATTGGTGACGACACCGTGGGCGGTGTGCCGTATGCGGAGATTGTCGAAATCGCTCGAAACTTCATTCAGGATGTCGGCGGCTTCGAGAAGTTCGCGGAATGGGGGCTGGTGTGATGGTCATCGAGAAGAAAAACACCGCTGATCTGCTCCCCGCCGATTACAACCCCCGCAAGGACCTGAAACCCGGCGACCCGGAGTACGAAAAGCTGAAACGCTCTCTGGAGCAGTTCGGCTATGTCGAGCCCGTGATCTGGAACAAGGCCACCGGGCGCGTGGTCGGCGGTCACCAGCGCCTGAAGGTACTGATCGACATGGGGATTACCGAGGTCGAGTGCGTGGTCGTCGATCTGCCGGAGGATAAGGAAAAAGCCCTGAACATCGCCCTGAACAAAATCTCCGGCGATTGGGATAAGGATAAGCTGGCCGTGCTCATTGCGGATCTGCAGGGTACGGCCTTTGACGTTTCCCTCACGGGCTTTGACGCTGCTGAGATCGATGACCTCTTCAAAGACACACTGAAAGACGGCGTCAAGGACGACAACTTTGATGTCGATGCCGAGCTGAAGGAGCCACCGATCACAAAACCCGGCGACGTTTGGACGCTGGGCCGTCACCGTCTCGTCTGCGGCGACAGCACGAAAGCTGAAACCTTTGACCTACTGATGGCCGGGGCGAAGGCCAACCTCGTGATCACCGACCCGCCCTACAATGTAAACTATGAGGGCAGCGCCGGGAAAATCCAGAATGATAACATGGGCAATGAGGCATTCTACGAATTCCTCCTTGCCGCTTTCCGGAACATCGCTGCGATCATGGCCGATGATGCTTCCATCTATGTATTCCATGCTGATACCGAAGGGCTGAATTTCCGCAGGGCTTTTGCCGATGCGGGATTTTATTTGTCCGGGTGCTGTATCTGGAAGAAACAATCACTGGTACTCGGACGCTCTCCGTATCAGTGGCAGCACGAGCCCGTGCTCTACGGCTGGAAGAAGGGCGGCAAGCATCAGTGGTACACTGGGCGCAAGGAGACCACCATTTGGGAGTTCGATAAGCCCAAGAAGAATGGCGACCATCCCACGATGAAGCCGATCCCGCTGCTGGCCTACCCAATCATGAACAGCTCCATGAGCAACACGCTGGTGGTTGATCCCTTCGGTGGCTCTGGCAGCACCTTAATCGCCTGTGAGCAGACCGACCGCTCCTGCAACACTATCGAGCTGGACCCCAAGTTCTGCGATGTGATCGTCAAAAGGTACATCGAGCAGGTTGGCTCCAGCGAGAAGGTCACATGCCAGCGCGATGGTTTGACCTACAGCTTTGATGAGCTGGACCCCAGCGTCATTCCGCAGTTCTGATTGTCGGATATGAACAGGTTTCCAGCCCACATCTTTGTGCAGTATATGGCGGTGAAAAACCTTGCTATTTCTGGCCTTTAGAGTGATTAATACACTACCAAAAACAAGGAGGTTTTCACCATGACAAACAACAATTTCTTCTACGACTTCAACGTGACCGGGGCCGAGCGCAAGCGGCTGGTCAACGCGATCAGCGCCTTCACGGGTGAGGATGCCCATTACTGCGGCGCACCGAGCTTCGCCTACGAAGTGGGCGGCTTCCACATTGACCGCAACGGCGTCGTTTCCTTCGACGAGCGCGACAAGGCCGAGGGGCTCACCGAGGTGCTGGTCGATCAGGGCTTCGTTTCTGCGGCATCCAACCTCACCTGCGAGGACGAGACCGACACTCCCGACTCCGCTGATGCTGAAGTCGAAGCCCCCGCTGACGAGAGCACGGACGGCCTGACGGTCAGCCTGCCGATGGACGGCTTCACCGAGCTGGCACTGGATAACCTGAAGAAGCTGCTGGAAGCCAAGGGCACCCTGATCCAGAAGGCTCTGGGCGCAGATCGCCTGACGGTCGAAACCAACGAGGACCGGGTCAGCTTCCCTTGGTGGGATCACCTGCCGCGTAACGACGAGACGCAGGCTTACATGGCCTTTATTGCAGCCCTTTGCGCGATGGCAAAGGAAGCGAAGCGGGTCACCGCAAAGGAGCCTGACGCCGAAAGCGAGAAGTACGCATTCCGCTGCTTCCTCCTCCGGCTGGGCTTCATTGGGACAGGCAGCAAGGCCCAGCGCAAGCTCCTGCTGCAGAAACTCTCCGGCAGCTCCGCCTTCAGGACCGCCGAGGAAGCCCGGAAGTTCAGCGAAGCGCAGAAGGCAAAGCGCGATGCAGCAAAAGCCGCAGCCGCCGATACCGACAGCCCTGCCGGGGCTGAGGAGGTAGCGGTATGCGAATGATCAGCCGCGACCAGCTCCAGCGCCTGCGGGAAGCCTACCCCAAGGGAACCCGCGTGGAGCTTGTCCAAATGGATGACCCGCAGGCCCCGCCCATCGGTACCCACGGCACTGTGATCGGCGTGGATGACATCGGCAGCATCGTGGTCGATTGGGATAATGGCTGCGGTCTTTCGGTCGCATGGGGTGCGGATCACTGCCGCCGCATCGACGCATAAATCGCCCGTAATATACACAGTTTCAGGGCTGAAATCTTGTGTAGTTTATGGCTCCGAATTGTCTTGCTATATTTCCCCTTTGGAGTGATTAATACAGTACCGAAAACGAAGGGGGAAACGGAAATGACCATCACCTACAAAACCAACCACGCCTGCACCAGCAAGAGCCTGACTGAGTGGTACTTCGGAAAGCAGACGGTCGCCAACCTCACCGCCACCGCGAAGCGGATGCACAAGAAGATCGGCGAGACCGAGTTCCGCTTTTGGCAGGACGGCACAGGATACCTCACGATCCGGGTCAGCGACTGAAAGGAGGGAGCGGAAATGAAGAACATTTACAGACTGCCGGAAACCACCACCCCTGAGAATCTGGAATGCAGATTCTTCACCGACTCGGCCACGTTCCTGACCTTCGGGACCAAAACCCTGATGGCTGGGTACTACTACAACGGACGGAACGCCAACAGCTACTACGGCGCGGTGTACGAGTTCACCACCGACGACCACACCTGTGAAGGTGAGATCCGGTTGGTGGCCATCAGCGAGGAGCTCTTCGCAGACAACGGCCATGCGATGGCTTGGGCCATGGGCCAGACGAAGTGAGCCACAAAGAACCAGCATAAACGAATCAACAACTGAGGACGGAGCCGGAAGGCTCTGTTCTTCTCTACACATAGATTATTTGGTCGCAGAGATGCGGCCTATTTTTATGCCCTGAAGGATGTGAGATTTTGCGGAAAATGAAGAAATACAAGCCCACGCCCTTTATGGCGAAGGACTCCCACTACGACAAAGCTGCTGCTGATTACGCAGTCGGCTTTATTCAATGTCTCTGCCACACCAAAGGCACATGGGCCGGAAAGCCCTTCGAGCTGATCGACTGGCAGGAGCAGATCATCCGGGACATCTTCGGTACGATCAAGCCCAACGGGTATCGTCAGTTCAACACGGCATACATCGAGATCCCCAAGAAAATGGGCAAATCAGAGCTGGCCGCTGCGGTGGCCCTGCTGCTCTGCTGTGGGGACGGTGAGGAACGCGCCGAGGTGTATGGCTGTGCAGCTGATCGCCAGCAGGCCGGGATCGTCTTTGATGTCGCCGCCGACATGGTCCGTATGTGTCCGGCGCTCAATCGCCGGGTCAAGATACTGACCGCCACCAAGCGCATCGTATATACACCGACCAACTCCTTCTATCAGGTGCTGTCCGCTGAAGCCTACTCCAAGCACGGCTTCAACATCCACGGCGTCGTTTTCGACGAGCTGCATACCCAGCCCAACCGCAAGCTCTTTGATGTTATGACGAAGGGCTCCGGCGATGCTCGTATGCAGCCGCTTTACTTTCTGATTACCACTGCCGGGACCGACACGAAAAGCATCTGCTATGAGACACACCAAAAGGCCAAGGACATTCTGGAGGGACGGAAAATCGACCCGACCTTCTACCCGGTCATTTATGGCGCGGATGAAGGTGACGATTGGACGGACCCAAAAGTGTGGAAGAAGGCCAACCCCTCCCTCGGCATTACGGTCGGCATCGACAAGGTCAAAGCCGCCTGCGAGTCCGCTAAGCAGAATCCTGCCGAGGAGAACAGCTTTCGGCAGCTCCGCCTGAATCAGTGGGTGAAGCAGGCCGTCCGTTGGATGCCGATGGACAAATGGGACCGCTGCGCGTTTGCTACCTCCGAGGATGATCTGGAGGGCCGTGTGTGTTATGGCGGTCTTGACCTCTCATCCACTACGGATATCACGGCCTTTGTGCTGGTGTTCCCACCACTGGACGAAGAGGACAAGTATGTCATTCTCCCTTACTTTTGGATACCTGAGGAAAACATGGGGCTCCGTGTCCGGCGCGACCACGTTCCCTATGACGTGTGGGAGCAGCAGGGCTTTCTGCAGACCACGGAGGGCAACGTCGTCCACTACGGTTTTATTGAGAAATTCATCGAGCGGCTCGGAGAACGCTTCAACATCCGGGAGATTGCTTTCGACCGCTGGGGCGCTGTCCAAATGGTCCAGAACTTGGAGGGCATGGGCTTCACTGTTGTTCCCTTCGGGCAGGGCTTCAAGGATATGAGTCCTCCGACCAAAGAGCTGATGAAGCTGGTGCTGGAGGAGCGGATCGCCCACGGCGGACACCCGGTCCTGCGCTGGATGATGGACAACATCTATATCCGCACCGATCCGGCTGGAAACATCAAGCCGGACAAAGAGAAATCCACCGAAAAAATCGATGGTGCTGTAGCCACAGTTATGGCCCTTGATCGAGCCATACGCTGTGGCAACGACACCAGCGAATCCGTATATGACAGTCGAGGGCTGCTCTTCATTTGAAGGAGATGATTTCCTATGAGTATTTTTGACGGCCTTTTCCGTTCCAGAGACAAGCCCCAAAACAGAACAGCTGGCAGCGCCTACTCGTTTTACATGGGTGGCTCCAGTTCCGGCAAAGCCGTGACGGAACGGTCTGCAATGCAGATGACCGCCGTTTACTCCTGCGTTCGCATTCTGGCCGAAGCCATTGCAGGGCTCCCGCTCCACCTCTACAAATACACTGAGAATGGCGGCAAAGAGAAGGCCATCGACCATCCGCTGTATCTGCTGCTCCATGATGAGCCCAACCCGGAGATGAGTTCCTTCGTGTTCCGGGAAACGCTTATGACGCATCTGCTCCTGTGGGGCAATGCGTATGCGCAGATCATCCGTAATGGCAAGGGCGAGGTCGTGGCCTTGTATCCGCTGATGCCTAACAAGATGTCGGTGGACCGGGATGAAAAAGGTAACCTCTATTACTCCTACAACCGCACCGAGGATGAAGCGCCGACCATGAAGGGCAGCACAGTGATCCTCCGGCCAGAGGACGTGCTTCACGTTCCGGGCTTGGGCTTTGATGGCCTTGTCGGATACAGCCCCATCGCTATGGCGAAAAATGCCATCGGTCTTGCCATCGCTACCGAGGAGTATGGAGCTAAGTGGTTTGCCAACGGTGCAGCGCCGTCCGGCGTTCTGGAGCATCCCGGCACGATCAAGGACCCCAGCCGTGTGCGTGACGCATGGCAGAGCCAATTTGGTGGCAGTTCCAACAGTGGCAAGATCGCCGTGCTGGAAGAGGGTATGAAATACACACCCATCACCATTGCTCCGGAGCAGGCGCAGTTCCTCGAAACCCGCAAGTTCCAGATAAATGAAATTGCTCGAATTTTCAGAGTCCCGCCGCACATGGTCGGGGACCTCGAAAAGTCGAGCTTTTCTAATATTGAGCAGCAGTCACTGGAGTTCGTGAAATACACCCTTGACCCGTGGGTGGTCCGCTGGGAGCAGTCGATCATGCGGCGACTCCTCTCCCCGGAGGAGAAGCGGTCCTACTATGTGAAGTTCAATCTGGAAGGTCTGCTGCGCGGCGATTACCAGAGCCGCATGAACGGTTACGCCATCGGTCGCCAGAACGGTTGGATGTCTGCAAACGATATCCGCGAGCTGGAAAACCTCGACCGCATCCCTGCGGAGGAGGGCGGCGACCTGTACCTCATTAACGGCAATATGCTCCCGCTCAAGGATGCGGGGGCTTTTGCAACTACCCCTAACGACGAAGGAAAGGAGGACAACCCCGACGATGAAGAACAAGAAGTTCTGGAATTGGCAGAACAAAGCAACCGAAGATCCCGCCGAGGAGCGGGTCCTTGAGCTGTACGGCACCATTGCCGAGGAAAGCTGGTTTGACGATGACGTCACACCGCAGATGTTCAAGGATGAGCTGTTTGCGGGTGCTGGCCCTGTCACGATCTGGCTGAATTCCCCCGGAGGCGACTGCATTGCCGCCAGTCAGATTTATTCCATGCTCATGGACTACAAGGGCAACGTCACTGTGAAGATCGACGGAATCGCTGCATCGGCAGCATCGGTCATCGCTATGGCAGGCACCAAAGTCTTGATGGCACCCACGGCGCTGATGATGATCCATAACCCCGCTACCACCGCTTTCGGTGACCACGCAGATATGCGCAAGGCCATCGAGATGCTGGACGAGGTAAAGGAAAGCATCATCAATGCCTACGAGATCAGGACCAACCTGACCCACACCCAGCTTTCCCACATGATGGACGACACCACTTGGATGAATGCCAAGAAAGCAATCGAGCTGGGCTTTGCGGATGGTCTGCTGGAGGATGCCAAGAATACCCCCGCCGCAGAGGAGGCGTACTCCTTTTCTGCGAGAGCCGTGGAAGCGGCCATCATCAACAAAATTGCGGCGAAAGCGAAGCCTGTTGCTCCGCAAGGCCGCAGCGTCGACGAGCTGCGCAAGCAGCTTCATTCCATTAAAAACTACATCTAATTGGAGGAACGATCATGACTATTGTTGAAATGCGTGAGAAACGCGCCAAGCTGTGGGCCACGATGGAGGGCTTCCTCGATACCCACCGCACCGATAAGGGCGTTCTGTCCGCCGATGACGACGCCACCTACACCAACATGGAGAAGGACCTGAACGACCTGACCAACGAGATCCGCCGCATGGAGCGCCGGGACGCGATTGAGGCCGAGCTGTCCAAGCCTGTCGGCACCCCCATCACCGCAAAGCCGCAGGGCGCTCCCGTCGAGAAGATGGGCCGCGCATCCGATGCCTACCGCGAAGATTTCGGTCTGGCTCTGCGCGGTCGGCCCCTCGTACATAACGTCCTGAGTGTGGGCGTCGATGCCGATGGTGGTTACCTCGTCCCGGAGGAATTCGAGAAGCAGATTGTCGATGGCCTGAAGGAAGCCAATGTGGTCCGTACCCTCGCCAAGACCATCACCACGCAGGCGGAGCGCAAGATTCCCGTTGCTGTTGGCCACTCTGTCGCTCAGTGGACCGAGGAGAACGCTGCTTACACCGAAAGCAATCCCACCTTCGGTCAGAAGCAGATCGATGCCTACAAGCTGACTGACCTGATCCGCGTATCCACCGAGCTGCTGCAGGACAGCGCTTTTGCGCTGGAGCCCTATATCCGTGAGGAATTTGTCCGGGCTTTCGGCGTAGCCGAGGAGGAAGCCTTCTGCGTCGGCAACGGCACCAAGCAGCCCACGGGCATCTTCACCGCCAATGGCGGCGAGGTTGGTGTGACTACCGCTGGCGCTACTGCGATCACCGTGGATGAGCTGATCTCCCTCATCTACTCTCTCAAGAGCCCCTACCGCCGCAATGCCAAGTTTTTCATGCACGACAGCACAGTGGCGCTGATCCGCAAGCTGAAGGACAACAACGGCGCTTACCTGTGGCAACCCTCTGTTCAGGCCGGGGAGCCGGATCGTCTGCTGGGCTATCCGCTCTACACCAGCCCCTACGTCCCGCAGGTCAAGGCCGGGGCTCTGGCCGTGGCTTTCGGTGACTTCAAGAACTACTGGATTGCGGACCGTGCTGGCCGTACCGTGCAGCGCCTGAATGAGCTGTACGCTGGCAACGGTCAGGTCGGCTTCATCGCCACCGAGCGTGTCGACGGCAAGGTTATCCTGCCCGAAGGCATCAAGCTCCTGAAGATGAAGGCGTCCTGATAACTGGAGGTAACCGCCATGCTGGTTTCTCTTCCTGAAATCAAACAGTATCTCCGGGTCAGCTATGACGATGACGACGCTCTGCTGGAGCAGCTTCTGGTCACAGCGCAGGAGCTGTGCATGGCGGTCGCCCGTCTCCACGATGATGAGGCTATTGCCGCCAGCACCAACCAGCTCCGCATCGGCATCTTGTATGCCGTGGCCTATCTCTATGAGCATCGTGAAGAGGCAGATCATCATGAGCTGACTCTGACCCTGCGCTCCTTGCTCTTCGGCATCCGGGAGGCGGCATTCTGATGAACATTGCACTGATGAATGTCCGCGTCGAGGTGCAGAAGAATACCGTAACCACCGACAAGTACGGCAACCACAAAAACACGTGGGAGCCGTACTTGTCCTGTTATGCCACGGTCAGCGGTGAAACCCCAAAGGAGGAAACCGATGCGGGTCTGACAGTCGATGACAGCAAGACGGATTTCACCATTCGCTTTTGCCGTGCCGCATCCGCGATAACCTCGACCGGGTACCGGGTGATCTTCGACGGCGAGACCTACGATATCCTCGGCGTCAACCACATGAATTTTAAGAACAAGGGCATCAAGCTCCTGTGCCAGAAAGTGAGGCGCTGATGGGTACACACATTAAGGTGGATCAGCTCGCTGCAACGGTGATGAAGGAGCTGGAGGACTATGCCGAGACAACCACAGATGGTGTAAAGGACGCGGTCCGCAAAGCTGCCAACACCGTGAAAAAAGACATCGAAGCCGGAGCCCCTGTTCGTACCGGGAAGTATGCCAAGAGCTGGGCTACCAAGACCACTGGTGAAAACTCCCACGCTCTGGAGATTACCGTCCATTCCCGCAACCGCTATCAGCTGGCGCACCTGCTGGAGTTCGGTCATGCCAAGCGCGGCGGTGGCAGGGTTCCGGGCAAAAGCCATATCGCCCCGGCTGAACAGGCTGGCATCGACCAGCTGGAGAAAGACATCGAAAGGAGCCTGCGGCATGGATAAGCTGATCCAAATGCTGACGGAATCCGGGCTGCCCTTTGCCTATGACCACTTTGCGGAGGGTGAGTCCCCGGAGCCGCCGTTTGTCTGTTATCTGCTTCCGGGCAGCGACAACTTCGCCGCTGACGGAGCAGTCTACTATAGAATTTCCGAAGTTCATATTGAACTGTACACCGATTGTAAGGACTTGTCGGTGGAACAGCAGCTGGAGGCTGTGCTGGATCAGCACGGCATTTTTTATGAGAAAACCGAAACCTGGATTGAGAGCGAACGGCTCTACGAAGTCCTGTATTACTTTGAAATGGAGGTTTGACCGCGATGAGCAATAAAGTCAAATATAATCTGAAAAATGTCCATGCCGCCAAGCTGACGGAATCCGTGGTGGACGGGGTGACTTCCTTCTCTTACGACACCCCCAAGGCCATTCCCGGTGCGGTCAGCATCAGCCTGGACGCAGAGGGTGATTCCTCTCCCTTCTATGCGGACGGCATCGTGTATTTCCGCACCAGTTCCAACAATGGCTACAGCGGCGATCTGGAAATGGCCCTCATCCCGGAGTGGTTCCGCACCGAAATCCTGCGGGAAAAGCTGGACGCCAAGGGTGTGCTGGTGGAAAAATCCGACGTTACCGAGACGGAGAAGTTCGCCCTGCTCTTTGAGTTCGATGGTGATGCGAAGGCCATCCGTCATGTGCTGTATAACTGCAGCGCGTCCCGTCCTTCCATCGAGTCCAAGACCAAGGAGGACACCATCGAGCCGGGTACCGAAACCCTGTCCCTGACTGCCGATCCCCGCAGCGACGGGCTGGTCAAGAGCCGCACCGGTGATACCACCGACAAGGCCACCTATGATGGCTGGTACCAGACCGTGTATATTCCTGACGAAACGGAGGGTTAATCCATGCTGGAGAAAACGATCACAGTCGGCGATAAACAGGTGAAGTTCCGTTCCTCGGCAACGATTCCCCGCCTGTACCGCATTAAGTTCAAGAGAGACATTTTCAAGGACCTGTCCCGTTTGGAATCTTCCTACTCGAAGAAGAAAAACGAGGATGGGTCCTTCGCCATTGAGGATCTGGAGATCTTCGAGAATGTGGCCTACATCATGGCCTACCATGCCGACCACAGCATCCCGGACAACATTGACGACTGGCTCGACCAGTTTGAGATGTTCTCCATCTACGAAATCCTGCCGGAGATTCTGGAACTGTGGGGTTCCAATCTGGTGACCGATGTGGCTTCTAAAAAAAACTCCAGCGCAGCAGCCGTGAAATGACCACGGCCTTGTTCCTCCTGCGATGCACCGAGATCGGCATTTCCATCGCTGACCTTGATCTTCTCACCATTGGGCTTGTGATGGATATGTGGACGGAGAAAGGCAACGATAGCGTGACCTACGACAAGGTCGCATCGCAGGAGGATTTTGACCGTTTCTGATGGTAGAAGTGTTCACACTCTTGTGCTATAATTATTTCGATTAATTGCATTTATTGATCTGCTTCAATCGGAATTTGTGGATAACAGGAGTGAAGTCAATGAAAATATATCAAAAGTTTTTACAGCTTGGCATTAGCCTTGCATCGGTTGGAATTGAAACAAGGAACGATGAAACATCGTACTTTTGTACACCCAAGGGTGCTTCTATGATTGGCTGGGCTGGAGTAGACGGCATCCACTACTGCTTCATTCGTGGCTTCGGGGAAATGGTTTTTGCGGTCAGTCCCATGAATACTGCCCCTGATTTTGTTCACCCTCTGGCAGAGAACTTTACGGACTTCCTACGTTTGCTGCTGGCGTGTGGAGATGCTGCCGTTTTGGAACAGGCATGGATGTGGGATAAAACGCAGTTTGAGACTTTCTTGAAGGAGAATCCTGCAACCGAAGAACAGAAGAAAACTCTCTCCGAGATTGCCGAAAAGATGAGTTTGACGGCTATGGAGCAGCCGTGGGAGTATATCAAATCGCTGCAATCGTCCTTTGATTACAGCAAGATCAGGTACACGGAAGAGTATTACGACATAGATATGAACCCGGCAACGGACCCCCCTGTCCCGGAATGGAAGGTCTATTTTGAAGGCAACTTCTGGGGACATCAGGGAAAGGATCACGCCGGAAAGGAGATTCCCGTTGGAAAGCAGTTTGAGTGGGCGGGACACCATTGGTTGATTCCTGCAGCTTACTCATGCAGCAAGGGCTTGGTGATTGATTTCTGTATGCGTGTTGAGGCAGATGAAATCCGTGCTTTCATGAGAAGGTGGAACCTCACTTATGAGAATGACTCATTTGAAAACTTTACACGGGAGCAGCAGATGGAACTGGAGCAGGACAATCCTTTGTGTCTTCATTTCAATCCACGACTGGATCTGAATGGGCATGAGCTGCGGGCATCTCACGGCTGCGCCGTGACATATAATCCCTGTCTGCCGGATGGAATGGGCATTGAGTTGGAAGCAAAATGGGCTGTGGAGCATTATGGCCTGAACACATCATATGGATGGGTCGTTTGTAGAGATGCCTTTCCGTGGGTGAACAAGCACCGACCGGAAATAAGGACGCTTTCCCTGACCATGGAACAACAACTGGTTTCCGTTCCCGGCCCGCATTTCACGGTGAAAGCTCCCGGCGATTATTTCCATTTTGTCCATCCTGCGAACGGGACAGAATACACGCTCACCGTACAGGAATTGGAGCAACAGACTTTGCAGAAGAACAGTTTTGGCTCTGGCCGCTGGATTTATCCCACGCATTTCGTCGAAATGCGCTATATGCTTTCACCGGAAGCATCAGAGCGAATTTCAGTCAGCGATTGTGATGATAGCGACAAACCGCTTGAAATCATGCCCGACCATGATTCGTTTGCGCCCTCTGCAAGCAGCAATGCCACCTGTATTGGAATCATCGGCGGAGCAGACGGACCAACAGCGGTTGTATTTGGAGCAAGTTCACAAGGAAAGCTCTGTACTGCGTGTTCTGCATTGCATTTTGAACCTGTGCAGCATGACATTGAGTGGCGTATTACATTTCATGAAAAAAGATTTGCTGATTTTACCTGTACACTAATTTAAAAGTGAATCATGACAAAACAGGAAATTCCAGTTTGTAGGCTTAAACATTGATTAAGGAGCATCGGCTGACACCCGGTGCTCTTTTCATGCTCGGAGCAATCCGGGCTATTTTTATGCCCATTTTTAGGAGGTGACGCAATTTGGCAAGCAGAATCAAGGGCATTACCGTTGAGATCGGCGGCGATACCACAGGCCTCGACAAGGCGCTGAAAAGCGTCAACTCATCCATCAGAACGACCCAATCCAGTCTGAAAGATGTGTCCAAGTTACTGAAGTTGGACCCCACCAATACGGAACTGCTGACCCAGAAGCAGAAGCTGCTGAAGGATGCCATCGGCTCCACCAAGGAAAAGCTGGATGCGCTGAAGCTGGCCCAGGAGCAGGCCAAAGCACAGATGGAAAGCGGCGACCTGGGGCAGGAAAAGTATGATGCCCTCCAGCGGGAGATTATCGAAACCGAGCAGGAACTGAAGTGCCTGCAGGAGCAGGCTATCGAGTCCAATGCCGCTCTCGCCAAGATTGAAGAGGTAGGAGATAAGCTGCAAACCGCCGGCGATAAGATTTCCGGTGCCGGTCAGAAGCTGCTCCCTGTGACTGCCGCTGTGGCGGGTCTTGGCACGGCGGCGGTCAAAACCACAGCGGACTTTGACACCTCCATGAGTCAGGTGCAGGCCACCATGGGCATCACCAAGGATGCCATGTCAGAACTGAACGGCGAGTCCGTCAATACGGTGGAAGCACTCCGGGATCTTGCCAAGCAGATGGGTTCCGAGACGGCGTTCTCTGCCAGCGAATGCGCGGATGCCATGAACTACCTGGCGCTGGCCGGTTACGATACGCAGGCAATCTATGATACGCTGCCCACCGTGCTGAATCTCGCGGCGGCAGGCGGCATTGACCTGGCTTCCGCTTCGGATATGGTGACGGACGCCATGTCGGCTCTGGGGATGGAAACCAGCGAAGCGGATACCATGGTGGATCAGATGTCCAAGACGGCATCCACCACCAATACCTCGGTTGCCCAGCTGGGTGAAGCCATCCTGACCATCGGCGCAACCGCCAAGACGGTCAAGGGCGGCACAGCGGAACTGAATACCGCTCTGGGCATCCTCGCCAATAACGGCATCAAGGGCGCGGAGGGCGGCACCCATCTGCGAAACGTGATTCTGGCTCTGCAAAGCCCCACAGACAAAGCCGCCGCCTGCATGGAGAGCCTTGGTGTGGAGGTCTACGACTCCGAAGGCAATATGCGTTCCCTCAACGATATTCTTACGGGTTTGAATACCAGTATGGACGGGATGACTTCCGCTGAAAAGCAGAACATCATTTCGTCCATTTTCAATAAAACCGATCTGGCCGCTGTCAATTCGCTGCTTGTGAGTACCGGAGACAGCTGGGACAGTCTCCAGCAGTCCATTACGGAAAGCGGCGGCGCGGCCCAGCAGATGGCGGATACACAGCTGGACAACCTGTCCGGCCAGATCACCATTCTAAAGTCCGCACTGGAGGGGCTTGCTATTTCCTTCGGTGAAATCCTCATGCCGAAAATCCGGGCGGCTGCAAAGAAAATCCAGGAATTTGTGGACAAGCTGAACGGCATGAACGATGAGCAGAAAGAAACCGTGTTGAAAATCGCGGCGGTTGTCGCTGCCATCGGTCCCATGCTCATTCTCTTCGGCAAAGTGACTTCCACGGTCGGCACAGCCATGAAGGGCTTTTCCGGGCTGACGAAGGGTATCGCCAAGCTGGGCGTAAAGATTGCCGGGAGCAGCGGTTCCATCACAGGACTTGGTAGCGCACTCGGTGCGGTTGCTGGGCCAGTACTGGCTGTGGTCGCAGTGGTTGGCATTCTGGTCGCAGCTTTCGTAAACCTCTGGAACACCAACGAGGAGTTCCGGGATGCCATCACCGGAATCTGGGACGGTATCAAATCGAAGTTCGAAGAATTCTCTCAGGGAATCACCGAGCGGCTCAATGCTTTGGGCTTTGACTTTGAAAGCATTGTGGACGTGCTGAAAGCGGTCTGGAATGGGTTCTGCGAGTTGCTGGCTCCCTTGTTCGAGGGTGCGTTCCAGCAGATTTCCAATATCCTCTCCGGCGTGATGGATGTGCTGACGGGCCTTCTGGATGTGTTCATCGGCTTGTTCACCGGGAACTGGGAGCAGCTCTGGACGGGCGTTAAGGAAGTGTTCGGCGACATCTGGGATTTCATTTGCAACACCTTCTCCAATTACCTGAATGTTATTCAGAATGTCGCCGATACTGTCCTCAGCTGGTTTGGCACCAGCTGGGATGAGGTGTGGAACGCTGTATCCACCACCTTCACGAACATCTGGAACGGTATCACCACCTTCTTCTCGGATGCCTGGGAAACCATCAAAAATGTGGTCAGTGTCGGTATTCAGTTCATCGGTTCTCTGCTGGAGGCGGCATGGGATATCATCACGCTGCCGTTCCAGCTGATCTGGGAGAACTGCGGCGATACCATCACCAGCATCTGGGAGACGATCAAAACCACAGTGGGCAACGCCATCAAGGCGGTATCTTCCACGCTGTCCTCGGTGATGAACGCCATCCAGAAGACCATCAGCACCATCTGGACAGCCATCAGCACAAAAATCAGCACGGTGGTAAACAGCATCAAAACGACCGTGTCCACTGTGTTTAGCGCAATCAAAACCACGGCCACCACCATCTGGAACGGCATCAAGACCTCCATCTCCACGGTGGTGGATGGGGTCAAAACCAAGGTGACCACGGTGTTCAATTCCGTGAAAAGCACCCTGTCCTCGGTGTTCAGCAGCATCAAGAGTACAGCCACCTCGGTGTGGAACGGGATCAAGAGTGCCATTACCGGGCCGATTGACCAGGCCAAGACGCATATCAGCAATGCGCTGAACAGCATCAAGAGCTTCTTTGCCAACTGTAAGCTGTCCCTGCCGCATATCAAGATGCCCCACTTCAGTATCTCCGGCAGCTTCTCCCTGAACCCGCCCAGTGTACCGCACCTTTCTGTGTCCTGGTACAAAGAGGGCGGCATCATGACTGACCCGACCCTGTTCGGCTTCAACGGCTCCAGTCTTATGGCTGGTGGTGAAGCGGGGCCGGAAGCCATTTTGCCGCTGAAGGGCTTTTACACCAAGCTGGAAGCCATGCTGGACAGCAAGCTGAATATGAGCGGCATGGAGAAATATCTGGCGGTCATTGCCCAGAACAGTGAGAAGGGCATCTATCTGGACGGCAGCACCCTGGTGGGCAAGCTGACACCCGGCATGAACCGGCAACTGGGCATTCTGGCCGCACAGGAGGTGTACCGATGAACACCATGACAAACGGTGCCACCATTACGGTAATTGCGACAGGAAAAAGCTATCATACCCTCCGGGACTGGGGCCTTGCCATCGGGAACAACAACTGCATTGGCACCCCGGTCCAGGAGACCTTTTATCTGGATGTCCCCGGTTCGGACGGCTTTCTGGATTATTCCGAAGCCCTCACCGGGCGTCCCATTTTCAAGCAGCGCCCCATTGAGATCACCCTGGGCGGCAAGATGGACAGACGCATCTGGAACTCCTTTATTTCCAGTATCCGAATCCTGCTTCATGGCAAGCGGGTGCGGATTGTCTTTGACGATTTCCCCGGCTACTATTGGGAAGGCCGCGCCGAGGTGACGGAGTTTGACCGGGTGCGGGAAATCGGCACCTTCAGGCTGTCCATCCCCCAGGCAGACCCCTACGGCTACAGTCTCAATGACAACAGCACCTCGGACTGGCTGTGGAATCCTTTTGATTTTGAACTGGGTGTCATTGACGATCCCATTCAAATTACTCTCACGGCAGACAGCCCCACGTCTTCCTGCACCATCCCCCACAGTGCTGTGCCCTTCGTGGTCAGCATCCAGGTGACTGACATTGGCGAAACCGGGCTGAAGATGACGGTGGACGGTGACGATTATCTGCTGCAACAGGGCGAGAACCGGCTGGCTGAGCTGCTGGTGGGCGACAGCGATCTGACGCTGAATTTCTCCGGGCGCGGCAGTCTGCAGGTATTATTCCGAAGGAGGGTGATCTGATGTATAAAGTCAAGCTGGACGGCTATGTGCTGTATCACGCAGACCACCCCTCCGCCATGCTGACCGACCCGGTACTGGAACTGGAGCCGGGGTACGCCGGTGTGTTTACGGCAACGGTCCCGCCGGACAACCCGCTCTATGACCACATCTGCTGCCGGAAATCCATGGTCTCCGTATTCCGTAACAACAGGGAGATTTTTTACGGAGAGGTGCGGAAGGTCCCCAATATTGACCGCTACCGGAATAAGCAGATCTACTGCACCGGAGCGCTGAGCTTTCTGGCAGACTCCATCCAGCCCCAGGCAGAGTACCACGATATTTCCCCGGCGGCACTGCTGGGAAAGATGCTGGAGATCCACAACAGCCAGGTGGAACCGCGCAAGCAGATCAAGCTGGGCTATGTCTCCATTACCGACCCCAACAACAGCCTTTACCGCTGCACCAACTACGAAAACACACTGGAAGCCATCCGGGAGAAGCTGGTGAACCGCCTGGGCGGTTATCTTCGCCTGCGTCATGTGGGTGACCAGTTGATTCTGGATTGGGTCAGCATCGAGCAGTACGGCAGCTACAGCACCCAGCCCATTGAGTTCGGACTGAATCTGCTGGACTACTCCGAAACCACCTCCGCAGAGGATGTGGTGACGGCACTGATTCCTCTGGGTGCGACCCTGGAGGGCGAATCGGAGATTGAAGCCCTGGAAAAGCGGGTGGACATTGCCTCTGTCAATGATGGAAAGAACTATGTGTTTTCGCAGGACGCGGTGGATCAGTTCGGCTGGGTTTGGGCCACGAACACCTGGGACGATGTGACGGTCCCGGCCAATCTCAAAGCCAAGGCCGAGGAGTGGCTTTCCAGCACCCAGTTTGAAACCATGTCCCTGACGCTGACGGCGGCTGACCTTTCGGAACTGGGTCATGACTATGATGCCTTTGCCGAGGGCGACCGCATCCACTGCCTGGCAAAGCCATACGGCATGGACATTGTCCTTCCGGTGATGAAGCTGACCATTCCGCTCCAGAACCCCGCCGGACGGACGTTGGAGCTGTCCAGCAAGCAGCAGAAAACCTATACCAGCCAGCAGTCGGCGGTGCGCAATCAACTGAGAAGTGAGCAGAATGATGCCATCAACATCTCCAACCGGAATATCCAGATCAGCATCGACAACCTGACCGCCATGATGACCGGCGCCAAGGGTGGCTACAAGCTGACGGAGTATGACGAGGACGGGCGCTGGCTCCGGGACCTGTACATGGATACCCCGGACAAGACCACCGCCAAGCGCGTCATGCAGATCAACAAGGACGGCATTGCCGCCAGTACCACCGGCTATGAAGGCCCCTATACGGTGGGCATCACGGTGGACGGTCAGATTCTCGGCAGCTGGATTGCCGCCAATTCCATCGACACCAACCAGCTGAGTATCGGCCTGAACAACTGGATCAAGGGGACGGATGACGGCATTGCGTCCAAGGTGGAGAAGGACGGCATCATCTCCGCAATCAACCAGAGTTCCGAGGAGGTGGCGATTCAGGCACAGCGCATCAATCTGAACGGTGCAATTACCGCCAACAACTACTTCAAAATCAAGACCGATGGCAGTATGGAAGCCATCGCGGGACAGATCGGCGGCTTCAATATCAACAGCGACTATATCGCCTTTGGTGACTGGACCCATGCCAGCAACTGGCTGTCCATGTGTACGCCCCATGGTGGAGCCGGAGATGTGTACCTTGGAAAGGGCGGCATCTCCACCGACTCATTTGATGGGCAGTCCGGCAGCATCGTTCGTTCCATCAAGATGACTGAGGGAACCATTGGCTTCTACAAGGGTGCTTATGAATGCGGTTTTGTCGGGGTCAGTGACAGCAACGAGATTCGGATGAGCCTGATGGATAAAGAAAAGAACAACATTCTGAATGTTCATCACGACTGGCTGGAACTGCCTGTCTATACGCAGGTATCCGGCGACCTGTCCGTATTGGGAAGCAAGGCCCGGTGTGTCAAGACCAGAGACTACGGCGAACGCAAACTCTACGCCTATGAGACGCCCACACCCTATTTTGGAGACATCGGTGAAGGGGTGATCGCGGAGGACGGCCTATGCTACGTATCCATCGACCCGGTCTTTGCCCAGTGCGTATCGCTGGAGGGCTATCAGGTGTTCCTACAGTCCTACGGAAAAGATGCGGTCTGCATTGAAGGAAGGTATTCTGACCACTTCGTGGTTTCCGGCACTCCGGGGCTGTCCTTCGGCTGGGAGATGAAGGCCAAGCAGATTGATTACGACCAGCTGCGCATGACGGAAGATCGCGGTCAGGTTGATACCTCCACTGTCAACTACGGAGCCGAAGCGGCTTCTTATCTTGTATCCATCACAGAAGGGAGAATCACTTCATGAAGAAAGTAACCTCTGTCACGTTCTGGAACGATGCCGTGGGCAAGCGTCTCAGCATCACCTATTCCGAGATTGACGATACCACTGGAAAAATCATCCGGGACAACTACCGCATTGACCGGGTGCTGGTGGATAAAACCGCCGTTGCGGCCTGTGACAGCATCGCCGATGTTGCCCAGGCTTTTATTGATTCTATCGAGTAACCGAAGGGAGGAATGACCTGTGGCAGATCTACAGGAAGAACTGCAGCGATTCCTGACAGCCCGCTTCGGCGTGGATGTCAAGGACGCCTTCGTATCCTGCATTCAGAAAATTCATAAGGAAAATCAGGATGTGGCCGCTCTGGAGCAGCCCATGAAGGATGCCACCCAGCAGGTGCTGGATATCCGGGAGGAAGTTGTTACGGCTTCCCAGAGTGCGGTCCAGACCGCTGATGATGCCAAGACCATCGCCCGGGCGGCAGAGAGCAGTTCCAGCGAAGCCCTGGCCACCGCAAAGAACGCCAAGGATGAATCCTTCAATGCCTCCGGGGACGCGCAGCTTGCCATGTCCGCCGCCCAGAATATGCAGCAGAGTTTTTCCAATATGGAACTGCTGCTCTCCGGGAAGGTGGACGGAGCCTTCGTGGAAAACGGCTATCTGTATCTGACCTCCAACAATGAAGTGGTGGCGGGTCCCCTCGGCCCCTTCTCCGGCACGGGCGGCTCCGGCGGTTCCGGCGGCAATAACGCTGTGCTGGCGGTCTCCAACACCAGCGGCTGGTTGAGTAAGTCCATCGCCTACGGCAAGGATTGTCTCATCCAGATCACCTGGTCCTCTCTGGAGGATGAGATGCCCACTGGCAACGGCGTGATGAAGGTTACGGTAAACGGCATCGTCAAGGCCATGCTGGACATCCCCCAGGGGACTGTCACCGTTGATCTGGGACCGTATCTGTCTGTGGGCAGTAACGCAGTGCGGATTCAGGTGTCGGATGCCTACGAGAACAGCCGCACCATCAATTTCAATATCAACGCCATCGAAGCGTCCATGAGTTCCACCTTTGACTCCGGGACTGCCTTCGATGGCATTATTACCTTCACCTATGTGCCGGTGGGTGCCATCAGCAAGACAGTTCATATTCTGCTGGACGGCAAGGAGATCGCCACGGTGACCACCACCTCCAGCGGCAGGCAGATGTCCTACACGATTCCCGCCCAGAAGCACGGAGCGCATACGCTGGAAGCCTACTTTGATGCCACCGTCAATGGGCAGACCATCGAGTCCAATCATCTGTATTATGAGATCATCTGCGTGGAGAGCCTGAACACCACGCCCATCATTGCTACCAGCTTTCAGGATGGCACGGTGGCCCAGTATACCACGCTGGCCATTCCGTTTACGGTCTACGACCCCGCGAACCTGACCGCCGAGGTGGAACTGTCGGTGAACGGCAGTGTGGTGTCCCGCCAGACGGTGGATCGCACTCAGCAGATTTGGTCTTACCGGGCAGACAACGCCGGGGATCTGGCTCTGGAAATCTCCTGCGGCAGTACCTCCCGCACCATTGCGCTGACGGTGACTGCCAGCGAGATGGAAATTGAAGCCGAAACCGAGGGGCTGTCTCTGTACCTGTCCAGTGCGGGCAGAAGCAATACGGAAGAGAACCCCGGTATGTGGGAGTATGGCAATATCTCCGCTGTATTCTCCGGTTTCAACTTCACCTCGGACGGCTGGCAGCTGGATGAGGACAATATTCCGGTTCTTCGTGTATCCGGCGATGCCACGCTGACCATTCCGGTGCAGCCCTTCGGGAAGGACTTCCGTACCACCGGCAAAACCATCGAGATTGAGTTCGCCACCCGAGATGTCATGAACTACGATGCCATAGTGCTGTCCTGCATGAGCGGCAATCGCGGTATCTCCATCACGCCCCAGCTGGCGGCCCTGCGCTCCGAGCAGAAGGAGATCACCACCCGGTACAAGGAGAACGAGCATCTGCGCCTGTCCTTTGTGGTGGAGAAGAAAGCCGTCAACCGGCTCATTTACTGCTACATCAACGGTATCATGTCCTGTGTGGTTCAGTACCCGGCGGATGATGACTTTGCCCAGAGTGTGCCTGTGGATATTTCCATTGGTTCCCGGGATGCTGCCATTGACCTCTACTGCATCCGCGTCTATGACAATGACCTGACCCGGCATCAGATTCTGAACAACTGGATTGCCGACACCCAGGTGGTGGAGACCATGCTGGAGCGGTACAGCCGCAACCATGTGTTTGACGCCTACTCTCAGATCGTAATTTCCCAGCTGCCGAAGGACCTGCCGTATCTGGTGCTGGACGGCACGGAGCTGCCCCAGTACAAGGGCGATGTGAAAACCATGAGCGGCTATTACACCGATCCGGTCAACGGCAGCAAGTCCTTCACCTTCTCCGGGGCTGAAGTGGATGTGCAGGGTACTTCCTCCCAGTATTACGCCCGGAAGAACTACAAGATTAAGTTCAAGGGTGGCTTTGTGGACCCCAGCGGCAACACCCAGGAAACCTACAAGCTGCGCTCCGATTCCATTCCCACGAAAACCTTCACCTTCAAGGCGGATGTGGCTTCCTCCGAGGGTGCCAACAATGTGGAACTGGCCCGGCTCTATGAGGATACCTGCCCCTTCCGGACTGCACCCCAGAAACAGGACAGCCGCATCCGTCAGGGCATCGATGGATTCCCCATTGTAGTCTTCTGGTATGACGGTGAAAACACCAGTTTCATTGGGAAATACAACTTCAACTTCGATAAAGCCACCCCGGAGGTGTTCGGCTTTGCCGAGGGGGATGAGTCATGGGAAATCCTCAACAACACCAGTGACCGCGTCCTATGGAAGGACGATGATTACTCCGGCACCGACTGGCAGGGTGACTTTGAAGCCAGGTATCCCAAGGACTACGCTGATCCCGCCAACCTGTCCGAACTGGCTGCGTGGCTGAAAAGCACCGACCAGTCCGCCGCCACGGGAGACAAGCTGACGGTAAACCGCACCTTTGACGGGGTGCTGTATACCACGGATACCGCCGCTTACCGTCTGGCCAAGTTCAAATCCGAATTCGCACAGCATTTTGAAAAGGATGCCGTGCTTTTTTATTACCTGTTCACGGAGTTGTTCCTGATGGTGGACTCCCGGGCCAAGAATATGTTCCCGACCTTCATGGCGGGGAGCAAGTGGTTCTCGCTGCCTTACGACTTTGATACCGCCATCGGCATCAACAACGAAGGTGCGCTGGTGTTCTCCTACAATCTGGAGGACATCGACCACACCGAGTCCGGGGCTGATATCTACAACGGTCAGCAGTCCGTCCTGTGGATCAATGTCCGCGCGGCGTTCTTTGAGGATATCAAGGCCATGTACCAGAAGCTGCGTTCCAATGGCACGTTATCCTTCCCCGTGACAGAACAGCGTTTTGAGGAGCATCAGGCAAAGTGGCCCGAAGCGGTGTTCAACGAGGATGCCTATTTCAAGTACCTCCAGCCCCTGGTGGAGCAGAACACGGCCAGCTACCTCACCATGCTGCAGGGCTCCAAGGCCGAGCAGAGAAAGTGGTGGCTGTATAACCGATTCCGCTATCTGGACTCCAAGTACAATGCCGGGGATGCCCTGACCGATGTGGTGACCCTCCGTGGCTATGCCAAGGATGATATTACCGTCACGCCTTATGCGGATATCTACGCGACGGTGAAGTACGGCTCCTATCTGGTGCAGCAGAGGGCGAACCGCAATGTGGCTTACACGCTGGCCTGTCCGCTGTCCAATGTGAACGACACCGAGATTTATATTTACAGCGCCAGCCAGCTTCAGTCCATCGGCGACCTTTCCGGGCTGATGGTGGGCTATGCGGATTTCTCCATGGCCACCCGGCTTCAGAGCCTAAAGGTTGGCGATGCGGCAGACAACTACTCCAACGGCAACATGACCGAACTGTACCTGGGCAACAACACCCTGCTGCGGACGCTGGATGTCCGCAACTGCCCGAACCTTAAGCAGGCTGTGGATGTGTCCGGCTGTACAAACATCGAGCATCTGTACTTTGAAGGGACGGCGGTGACCGGTGTCCAGCTCCCCAACGGCGGTATTCTGAAAACCCTGCATCTGCCGGAGACGGTCACCAATCTGACCATCCGAAACCAGACGGGCATTACGGATTTCGTGATCGGCGGGTATGACAATATCTCCACGCTCCGGCTGGAGAATGTGAGCGAGGTATTCGACCTGTGGGAGATTCTGCACAGCATTCCCGCCGGTACCCGTGTCCGCGTCACCGGGCTGGAACGCAGCTTTGAGGATGCGGCGGACATTCTGGCTTTCTATGATCTGCTGGACACCATGCGCGGTCTGGACGAAAACGGCAACAACACGGATAAGGCGCAGATCAGCGGCATCTTTACCATTGATACACTGACGGGAAATGACCTTGCTGAGATGCAGGAGCGTTACCCGAACATCAAAATCCAGTACAACCACTTCACTGCACAAGTAAATTTCTATGACGATTCCGGCAGCACCTTGCTGAAAACTGTCACGGTTTACGATGGTGGGGATACAACCTATGGAAGCAGCAATCCGACCAAGGCCTCCACAGCGCAGTACAGCTACAGCTTCACTGGCTGGAGTCTGACGGCTGGCGGTGCTGCGAACGCAAATGCTCTGAAGGCAGTTATGTCGGACCGGAATGTGTATGCCGCGTTTACCAGCACTGTTCGGAAGTATACGGTTCGCTTCTACAATGGTACAACTCTGGTGCAGACAGTATCCGAGGTTCCCTATGGCAGCAACGCCAGTTACACCGGCGACACACCAGTCAAAACGGATGTGGAAAAGCCAGAGGATTATGAATTTACCGGCTGGAATCCGTCTCCCAACGGAATCACCGGAAATACGGACTGCTATGCCCAGTACCGCTTTATTGGCTTCATCTCTGTGGGCATTGTAGAACGGAGTATCAGCGGGGACTACACCAATGATCGCGTGACAACAGTCGGCGCTTATGCTTTCCAGAACTGCAGCGGTTTGACCTCTGTATCTTTCCCCAATGTGACGTCTATCGGCGATTACGCATTCAATGCGGCGCACAAACTGGCCAAAGCAGATCTGCCTAAAGTTACGAGCATCGGGCAGCATGGGTTTTCCGCAGCCAACGCTCTGGAAGCGCTGATTCTCCGAAATGCGGAAAAGGTGTGCAGTCTGGGATCGGATGCTGTGTCCTATACCAAGATCTCGAGTGGCAGTGGTTACATCTATGTTCCTGCTGCTCTTGTTGACAGTTACAAGGCGGCTGCGAATTGGCAAAACTACGCGGATCAAATCCGGGCAATTGAGGATTATCCCGAGATCACTGGAGGTGAAAGCTAATGACTGATTTTACAAACACGATCGATGTAGTCGGCGACGAAGCCCTGTCGGACAGCATCATTGCACGCACCATTACGGAGTTCAAGGATAACCACGTTCTCACTGTGGGACACGGCGCATTTTTCTATTGCACGGCTCTGACAACGGTGGATTTACCGGAGGCAACAAAGCTCAATGGGAGTTCCTTTGCCGAGTGTTCATCACTGGCATCTGTTTCACTTCCCAAAGTCCAGACGATGAGTGGGTTCTGTTTCCAAAACTGCACTTCTCTCACGTTTCTTGATTTCCCCGTACTGAGCAGCATTGGGTATAGCGAATTCCATTCCTGTACTGCTTTGGAAGCACTGATTCTTCGGAACACAGAGCAAGTCTGTAAGCAGTCCAGTGGTGCCTTTGCGTTTTCCAAAATTGAAAAGGGCGGAGGGTATATTTATGTTCCCTCGGCGCTGGTGGATGCGTATAAGGCAGCGACAAACTGGAGTACCTACGCAAACCAGATACGAGCCATTGAGGACTATCCGGATATCTGCGGTCAGTAACACAATATCAGAGCCGAGAGCGGTTGCCTATGACGGGTGGCCGCTCTTCTCATATTCAAAATTCAAAGGAGGACAACTACTATGAAAGAATTCTGGAACACCATTCAGCTGGTCTTTGCCGCTGTGGGCGGCTGGCTTGGCTACTTTCTGGGCGGCTGTGATGGCCTGCTCTACGCCCTGATCGCCTTCGTGGCTATCGACTACATCACCGGTGTCATGTGTGCCATCTCGGACAAGACCCTGTCCAGTGAGGTGGGCTTTAGGGGCATCTGCCGCAAGGTGCTGATTTTCCTTCTGGTGGGCATCGGTCATATTGTTGACGCGCGGGTGATTGGCAGTGGCGGCGTCCTGCGCACGGCTGTCATCTTCTTCTATCTCTCCAATGAAGGCGTTTCCCTTATCGAAAACGCAGCCCATCTCGGCCTGCCGGTCCCAGACAAGCTGAAGGCAGTGCTGGAGCAGCTGCACGACCGCGCCGAGAAAGGCGGTGACGAGTAATGGCATACACGAACAGCTCTATGGTGGTCTACACCAAGCTGAGCCCCAACCACTCCGGCCAGCGGACTCACGGCATAGACCGCATCACGCCTCACTGTGTGGTCGGCCAGTGTTCTGTGGAGACGCTGGGCAGTATCTTTGAACCGACCTCCCGGCAGGCTTCCAGCAACTATGGCATCGGCGCGGATGGCCGTGTTGGCATGTATGTGGAGGAGAAAAACCGCAGCTGGTGCTCCTCCAGCAATGCCAACGACCAGCAGGCTGTGACTATCGAGTGCGCTAGCGATACCAAAGAGCCGTACACGATGAACAGCTCCGTTTACGCAACCCTCATCAAGCTCTGCACCGACATCTGCCGGAGGAACGGAAAGACAAAGCTCCTGTGGCTGGGAGATAAGGAAAAGTCCCTTGCCTACATCCCCGCCGCTGATGAGATGGTCATCACCGTCCACCGTTGGTTTGCCAATAAGTCTTGCCCCGGCGACTGGCTGTACAGCAGGCTGGGCGACCTTGCCAGCAAGGTTACTGCCGCTTTGGGAGGTACCACAGAAGCGCCTGCCAAGCCTGTGGAGCCGGAGCAGCCGAAGGCGCAGATCTACCGAGTCCGCAAAACGTGGGCCGACGCCAAGTCACAGGTTGGAGCCTACAAGGTGCTGGCCAATGCGAAGATCAGCGCGGATGCACATCCGGGCTATTCGGTGTTCGATGCCGATGGCAATGTGGTCTACCCCGTGGAACAGAAGGTGGAAACCCCGGCTGTGCCTTTCCGAGTGTGGATCAAAGTAACTGACCTGAACATCCGCAAAGGTCCCGGCATCAACTATGACGCGACCGGACGTTTCACAGGAAAGGGCGTGTTCACCGTCGTAGCCGTTCAGCCGGGTGAAGGCTCCGCGGCTGGCTGGGGTCGTTTGAAATCCGGCGCTGGCTGGATCAGTCTCGATTACGCCACGAAAATCTAATATTGCTTCACCTGCCCTCCGGGATTTTTCTCGGAGGGCTAATTTTTTTGTAAAAGCACCTAACTTTTGACCCTTCCCGTGGCCGTAAAGTAGAGGTGAGCTTTATGACAGCAGAAGAAATCAAGACGATCCGCGATCTGCAGCAACGTGGGCTGGGCTACAAGAAGATCGCGACCCTCACCGGGGTCCCGGTCAACAGCGTGAAAACATATTGCCGCAGGCACAAGGTCGACGCTCCACCTGCCGAGGAACCGCAGGCTTTCTGCCGGGGCTGTGGCAAACCGATCCAGCGCATCCCGCAGGCAAAGCCCCGTCTGTACTGCTCAGACTCCTGTAGAATGCGCTTCTGGAACAGCCATAGAGATGAGGTCAAGCACAAAGCGGTCTACACGTTTACCTGCCCATATTGTGGCCGGGAGTTTCAGAGCATCGGTAATCCCAACCGCAAATACTGCTCACGGGAGTGCGTGGCCAACGCCAGACGGAAAGGCAGTTGCTGATGGATAAAGAATATCAGGAGCGCCTGATCGACTACAGGACCACGATGGCGCTGGCCGAGAGTATGCTTCATGAGGGCATCATCACGGCAAAAGACTACGGTAAAATCGATAGAATTATAGCCAATCGCAAGGGCTTATCTTTGTCGAGTATATGCTGCCGAAATCCGTTGATAACCTCCCGGAACAGAGGTAATATACGACAAACCGCAGGAGGTGAGACGAATGGAACGGACGATTAAGCGGGTCGAGTTTGTGGCCCCACGGCGCATTGATGTGCTCCGGGTCGCGGCTTACGCGAGAGTTTCCACGGGGAAGGATGCCATGTTGCATTCGCTCTCCGCGCAGGTCAGCTACTACAGCAACCTAATCCAAAAACACCCCGGTTGGCTCTACTGCGGCGTGTACGCAGACGAAGCCCTGACGGGGACCAAAGACAACCGCGATAACTTCCAGCGCCTGCTTGAAGCCTGCCGCGCCGGGGAGATCGATATGGTCATCACCAAAAGCATCTCCCGCTTTGCTCGGAACACCGTCACGCTGCTGGAGTCCATCCGGGAGCTGAAGGAGCTGGGCGTCGACGTTTTCTTTGAAGAACAGAACATTCACACGATGAGCTCGGACGGCGAGCTGATGCTGACGATCCTTGCATCCTACGCACAGGAAGAAAGCCGCTCGGCCAGCGAGAATCAGAAATGGCGGGTCCGCAAGGGCTTTGAAAAGGGAGAGCTCCTCAACTGGCGCTTTATGCTGGGCTACGATATCAGCAAGGACGGCATCACTGTCAACCCGGAGGAAGCGGAATTGGTCCGCGAGATCTTCCGGCGCTTCATCGACGGTGAAAGCATGAACGCCATTGCAACTGACTTGAACGAGCGCGGCATCACGGGCGTGTTTGATGGAAGGTGGACCCCGCAGCGGCTCCGCCAGCTCCTTGCCAACGAGAAGTACACCGGGAACGCACTCCTCTGGAAGCACTTTCGGAATAACCACATCGAGAAGAAGAAAACAGTCAATCGCGGGGAGCTCCCTATGTTCTATGCAGAGGAGACGCACCCCGCGATTATTGACGCAGCAACCTTCGCAGCGGCAAAGGCCAGACTGGATGAGATCGCTGCCGCTGCATCTAAACGGTCCCGGCCCACGCGATGCGCCTTCTCCGGGATCATCGTTTGCGGCCAGTGTGGAGAGAAGTACAAACGCATCAAGAATCACAACTACCACGCTTGGAATTGCAGAGCCTATGCCATGCAGGGCAAGTCAGGCTGCTCCGGCCTGCAAATCCGTGAGGATGTTCTTCAGCAGGCGGCGGCTGATGCTTTGGGGCTTGATGCCTATGACGAGGACACCTTCCGGGAGCGGATCGCTTCGGTAGTTTCCGGCGCGGATCATGTTTTGACGTTCCGCTTCCGGGACGGCCACACAGTGGAGATCAAATGGGAGAAACCTTCCCGCGCCCGGAGCTGGACCCCTGAAATGCGGCAGGCCGCAGCCGAGCGCACAAGACAGCAAAGGAGAAAACCATAATGGCGAAAGCAGTACGGGCGGTGACGATGATCCCGCCGACCATCAATCCGCTGACGCGACAGGCGATTGTCGCAACGGTGAAACGCCGGGTAGCTGGGTACGCCAGAGTGTCCACCGACAGCGATGAGCAGTTTACCAGCTATGAGGCGCAGATCGATTACTACACGCAGTACATCACTTCCCATGCCGATTGGGAGTTTGTGAAGGTCTACACTGACGAGGGCATTTCCGGCCTGAACACCAAGCACCGCGAGGGCTTCAATGAGATGATCCGGGACGCCCTTGACGGGAAAATCGACCTGATCGTCACAAAGAGCGTCAGCCGCTTCGCCCGAAACACCGTGGACAGCCTGACCACCATCCGCAAGCTGAAGGATGCCGGGTGCGAGTGCTATTTTGAGAAAGAAAACATCTGGACCTTTGACGGGAAGGGCGAGCTGCTGCTCACGATCATGTCCTCGCTGGCGCAGGAAGAGAGCCGCAGCATTTCCGAGAACGTGACATGGGGACAGCGGAAGCGCTTTGCAGACGGCAAGGTGTCCATGCCCTACAAGCAGTTCCTTGGCTACGAGAAAGGCCCTGATGGGCTCCCGAAAATCGTGCCTGAGCAGGCAGAAACCGTCCGCTATATTTACGACCTTTTCATGAGCGGGAAAACGATCACCGCCATTGCCAAGCAGCTCACCGCCGAGGGCATTCCCACTCCGGGTGGCAAAGAAAAGTGGGTCGGCAGAACCGTGGAGAGCATCCTGACCAACGAGAAGTACAAAGGCGATGCGCGGCTGCAAAAGAAGTTCACGGTCGATTTCCTGCAGAAGAAAATGAAAGTCAACGAGGGCGAGGTCCCGCAATACTATGTGGAGAACAGTCACGAAGCAATCATCGACCCGCTCCTGTTCGACCGGGTGCAGGAAGAGATGGCCCGGAGAAAGGCGCTGGGCCGGAGCTACAGCGGCAAGACCATTTTTTCCTGTCGCCTAATCTGCGGCGACTGCGGTCACTACCTCGGCTCGAAGGTCTGGAACAGCACCAACAAATACCGCCGGGTGATCTGGCAGTGCAACAACAAGTTCAAGGGTGAGTGCAAATGCGGCACCCCGCACCTGACAGAAGAATTCATCAAGGCCAAGTTCCTCGAAGCGTACAACCAGCTCCTGCCGGACCGGGAGCGCCTGATTGAGGATTGCCGGGTGATACAGGCGGCGCTGACGGATTGCACCGACATTGACCGGGAAATGCAGCAGCTTCTTGAGGAACTGGAAGTGGTGGCCGAGCTGACCAAGCGCTGTGTTGATGAGAACAGTTCCACGGCGCTGGATCAGGGCGATTACCTCGCCCGGTACAACGGGCTGGTGGAACGCTATGAAAAGGCGCAGGAACGGGTCAAAGAACTGGAGAGAAAACGTACCGAGCGAATGGCGAAAGCGGATGCCATTGGCGGCTTCATGTTCCGGCTCCGCGAGATGGACCAGCCGATGGATCATTTCGATGAACGGCTCTGGCTGGATGTGATCGACCGCGTGGTGGTCCATCGGGATGGCCTGACGTTCAAGTTCCAGAACGGAAAAGAAATCCGGGTGTGAGCCCAAAAACTAAGCGCCCACAGGCTTGATGGCTTGTGGGCTTTTTCTTGTCATTCCTGCTGCTTGATGGTATAATTACTTGAAATGGGAACTGTGGAGGTGGCATTTATATGGGCCAAAAAGACACAATCATTTCTTTGCTCCAGCAAAATGGCATCATGACACAGGGTGCCCTCGCAGAAGCTATGTATGGCGACAAACACCATATGCCGAATATTTATTCTGCACTGATGTCACTTGTAAATGCGGGTGTCGTCCTTCGGACCGGGCAAAACCCTGCATTTTACTCTCTCGGTGGCGTAGTGGATATTAAGCCCGTGCAGAAGCCAAGCACAACGAAGAAAACATATCGTGATGTTTCCGGCGATGTGATCAATAACGAGGCTTTGGATGAAGCATCTGCTCTTGTACAAGGGACAGATAATTATGGCCCGGAAAACGAGCTCATTACCCATTGCCTACAAAAGTTCCCGCAGAATGATGATCCTGATGTTGTTGCTATGAAAATCGGGCTTATTGATATTACAAACTCCACGCACCTATCCCAGCACAAAAGTCTGATAAGCATGGTTGAGTTGTGCCGCATCATTGTTGGCATTTCCGATATTGATTCCCGCATAGCAGAAGGTGATCCCGATGTGGTGAATCAAATAGCTCGGAGCAACGGCAGAATTAATCTATTCTCTTTCGCATCGAAGTATTGCTGCTATCACAACCATAACCTTTATGGCCGGGATGACTACTCCATTTTGGATACGATACTGAAAGAGTACCTCCCACGCTACTTCTCTGACATAACAAAGGGAAGAATTCAGCGGTGGCAGGACACTTTCAATTATAGCGCCTATAATGATTACATCACTCAGAAACTCGATGAATTGGGAATAACGACTCCGTACAGAAAGCGTAAATTCGACCACTTCGTATGGTATAAAAACAGGTGATCAGTATGTTTCAGAGATCAGCGCACTGGACGCAGCGGACGCACCTATTCCGTCCTGACGAGTACATCTGCTCAAACTGCAAAGCGTCCTGCGACAAGCCCTATAAGGTATGTCCGTCCTGCGGCACACCGATGAAGAAAGCAAAATATGATCCATCATGGGTGGATGAGGCGGAAGGGCTTTCTGCCATTCTGGATGACGATTGGTAACAGGTAGACAACTCGGAAGTTGGAGGGATAGATTTCTATGATTATCAGATATGCAGAAGAGAAAAAT